GCACAATACGGGCTCCTGTTCAGACTGCGGCGGATCTGGTCAACAGGTCCAATCCGTTGGAGCCAGCGGCACTACTTACCGGGATTGCTCCACTTGTGGCGGTTCAGGATTGGCGATGCACTGCCGCAAGGTGACGAAATGACTTTCGCTGCTCGCCTTGCGGCAGGTTCGCCGATTGCCACCCCCACCTGGTCCCAGTTCAAGGCCGTTCCCTACGGACCCCAGGTCGCTGCCGTTGCTGCAGCACTCGGCCATCCCGAGATCCCGCCTGAGGGTAGGTCCAGCACCTTCCAATCTCCCAACCTCATCATCACCCGCGGCGCCATCTGGCCGGTGACGGTCGCCATCCGCATCACTCGCGCCGTGCGGCGGGGGGTGCAGCGTGGCTGATCTGAGCCCTGCCGCTCGCTGGATCGACATTCCCTACGGCTGCAACGATTGCGGCTGCGGGCTGCAGGTCAGCACCAGTGAATCCGATGGATCTGCCACTGACGGTGATCCAGTCCGCTGCCCGTTCTGTGGTGCAGATGGACACTTTAACTCGGACGCGGAAGGCGTCTATGACCCGCTGATGAATTACCTGCAATGACTAAACCTTTCATGCGGTTTGACAGCCTCGGCGGTTACATTGGCCGCCTTGCATGGTGGAACACATTCGACACACAGGACGTGGCCTTCGACACACAGGACTTGGCCCCTAGATGTCCTGCTAACGTACGCATCTGGGGAAAAGGCCCCTTCTTGCTCAAGGGCAAGGGCTGGGGCAATGCCAAATGACCACCACTAACTCGCCCAAAATACAAACTACCGCGCCTTTTCCCATCACCACCAGCCTGAACCGCATCTTTGCGGCTAATCCTTGCCGCCGTGGCAAGCTCAGGGCGCTGGGCCTCACGGTAAAGGGGGAGCCGGACGATGAACCGATCTTCTTTAGCGAGATCGTGCGTGCTGCCGGACTGCAGGATGCACTCTGGTGCTGTCGCGCAGAGCCGCAGCACTTTCGCCTCTGGCGGCTTTATGCCGTCTGGTGCGCCAGGTCAGTGCAGCACCTGACGCGGGACCAGCGCAGCATCGACATTCTGGACGTTGCTGAGCGCCATGCGTATGGCCTGGCCACGGACGAGGAGTTGGCTGCCGCATGTGCCGTCGCATGGGCCGCACGGCCCTTCCTAGAGGGCGCATGGGCCGTGGCATATGCCGCTGCAGGGGCCGCCGCATGTGCCGCTGCAGGGGCCGCCGCATATGCCGCTGCAGGGGCCGCCGCAGATTTCGCTGCATTAGCCGCCGGAGATGCTAGAAACGCCCAGCGGGCGGCCTTCCTGCAACTCGTTTCCACCGGCACGCTGCCGGACCATCCACCCCTAATCCAATGACAAGTGAAATTAACCATTGGGAGCAGCCATTTGAACCACTATTCCCCATTGATGTTGATTGCCATGGAGGCAACATTGGTAGGTTTTATTGGCAAAACCAGCAAACCTTAATCGTTGAACAATGGGGAGACAATTTTCACGAAAAAACCATCGCCACTGTGCCTGGCTATTGCGGTTGGCTGTTCAATAAGGCTTGTTGGATTGGCTGGTGCATGGGCGGCTTCTGCCACTAGCTTGACTTTAATTTTTCCAGCGCCTTCCGCGCTTTGGTAACACTGAGAGTGTTGGGGCACCATGAACTTGCCGATGCCATTGCACCACTTCGCTAACTACGGCAGAAACTACGCAAGAAACTACGGAAGAAACTACGGAAGAAATTGCGCAAGGCGATATGGTACTCGATGGAGAAAGAGGCAATCCTTGCCGACGTGACATGACATGATAGCCTTTTTCATTGTGCCGGGGCTTGCGCTCCTTTCTCCATGCCCATCTTGCCGTTCTTTATTGCCCTCTGGCTGCCCCTCCAAGGCGCCCTGCCCTTGCCTCTGCCATGCGCTGCTTTGCAAGGGACGTGCGCGTCTGAGCCCGCTCAGCCCATTGCGTGAGGATCTGCTGACTAAGTATTGCTACTCAGCCAGGCAGAGCCTACGATTGGGGCGCATGAGCCGGGGGCTTCCTAGCGGAAGCCTCTTTTCCTGCCCGATCCTACCCCATTGACACCAATGCGCAGAGACTCTAAGCTGAACAGGCGCCCCTTCGCTCCATGAAAGCCTCCGTGAACATTCCGCTTTGGCCTGCCATTGCCTCAGGTCTGCTTTATGCAGCCTCGCTCAATGGCATTGTCATTCCGACATGGCTTATCCTGCTTCCGTTGTTTCCTTATGCAATTCTTGCTGCTGCCGGTCTCGCCATTCTGGTTCTAACTATCGTCATAGCCTTGATTGAATCCTACCAAAATCTTTCCAAATGAATCAAGTTTTTCTAACATTCACTTTCAAGTCTGACTCTGGCCATTTTTTGCTGGTGCAGACAGTGAAAGGAGCAAGAATCATTTTTAACGACGATAATCAGATCATTGCTTTTGATCAGATTGACTCTTTGATTGACGCCCTCAAGGCACTCCAGGCTAATGCCACAAAGTCGGAGGTAAAATCCAGTGAAGTTGATTCAATAGTGCCTCGCAATGGAGGCGAAGAGGTGCTTAGCTCGGGTCAGATTCTGCCCCCCTTCAATTTTGATAGCAACGACAAGCTATCAGCCCTTGTCGGACGAAAGGTTCGCCTTAGGAACGGGAATGTTACATCCGTTTATACAGTAGACTTGGACTGCAGTAAGGACGAGGAGAAGATTCGGCACTCAGAGGGATGGGTGTATAGGGATGGAACTTTCCACCTGGGTTGCGAAGACAGGTACGACATCGTTGAGGTGTGTCCAGTAAATGAATGACATTATTGGACTTTGCGAGAAGCATGGTTTCTCTCTAAAAAGGTCACGCAAGCATCTCGTCTTTGCTCATCCTTCTGGTGCTCACTTGACCACCAGTAAAACTGCTAGTGATAATCGCGCCCTACGAAACATTGAACGAGACATTAAAAGGCTACTAAAAAGCAGGGACTAAACGAGGGGCCAGTAGGCCCCTTTTTCGTTGGGGACTAAATGAAATCGCAGTAGAGGGAGGGACTAAGGGACTAGCAGGATTGCAGTAAAGACTAGGGGCAAAAGGACTAGCCGGATTGCAGTAAAAGGGACCAATGGACTAAGGGACTAAGGGACTAGCCGGATTGCAGTAAAAGGAGCTAAGGGACTAGCCGACTCGCCGTAAAGGGACTAGCCGACTCGCGGTAAAAGGGACATTCGACTCGCGGTAAAAGGGACATTCGACCTTCGGCAAAAAGGACAGCCGGATCATCAAGAGCCAGGCTGTGTGCTGCCATGCGTATTTTGGCGGCCAATAGCCAGGCTACTGAGAAGTGGCGTTGGCCTTGTGCCACTAGGCGCACTGTCTACTGGTCCGGGCTGTGGGCTGTGGGCTGTGGCAATAATTAGGCCACGCGGACCGCTACGGTTCCGCGCACCTTCAACCTTCCTCCATTGCCTCCTTCCATGGAAAATGTCCATTTTCACCTAGGCCGCTGGATAGTCGCCTGCCAATCCGACCGGGGGGGATACCAAACCCCCACCCGAGATGGGGACACCGTGTTTAGCAGATCCCCGGATCTTTTTACGGGTTGGCATTACGCCAACAGGAAAGATGCTATCAAGCGTGCTAACGCTATTTATGGTGCGCACAATGACGGCTGAGCTTCCCATTTTCGCAAAGCCAACCAGTGAACAAATGGCCGCCGATTATGTAATCTCTATTTCAATGGCCCGGACGAGTTGGCTTCGTCTATTGTGGGCTGCCGACATTCTGTGTCAATTCCTTTCTATGGTGCCTTCCTTCCCGGTTGATTCACTGGCCCGGATTAGGCATTCTGTTAAACTTCTCCACCTTGCGCTAGAAAAATGATCGAACTTCCGACCATTGCGCTCCACATCGCGGCGCAGTTCTGCCCTAAAAAGGCAGATTTTAGGCCGACGCTAGAGGGTATCAGGGTTAGGCCATGTTCCGATCCTTCTAGGGTGGAGCTTTTGGCCGCGAATGGCTTCATTGGCGCTTCTCTGTCTTTTCGGCATTCCCATGATCTAGTGCCGATTCAAGAGGACATCCCATCGTCGCCGTTCGTGAAACTAAAAGACGGAGGATGCACTATCACTCAACAAAACCCCCATCTGTATGATGTGGAAATTGTCCACAATGGCAAGCAAACGTTAACCGTGGAGAGTTGTCATAAGTTGCCCGACCATTTTCAACAAGTGTTAGGGATTGGGGAGGCTTTCGATAATCAAATGGTGGGAGATTTTAGCCGCTGGATGCTTGATCCGGCGCCAATGATGGTTCCGCTCAAGATTGCGCAAAAGTGGGGCGATGGTAAAGTCTTGTGCCTGCGATCATTCCGTAATCAGTCTTGTTTGTTTCAGGCAAACTTGGACCTTCCGCTCATCACAGATGCCGTGCTGCAGTGGGTAATCATGCCGATTTCGGCGGCAGATTCTGCCGCCTACTGCGACGATCCGCACGCAAACTATTCAGCCGCCAGGAAAGAAGATGCGTGATTCTGCGACCTTGGCGCATCGTTTGCTGTCAATTAGTGGCAAAACCACCTTGGGGGATTTTGTCACTACTTTGCCGGACGGTCAGCCCGTCCTGATCCCGCGCCATCAGCCGCGAGAATACAGGGAAATCACCCCCGCTTTTGCAGGCAGAGCATGGCCGCTGTCAAGAGACGAAGCCCGGCGAGTCCGGCAAGCCGACTGGGCCAGTTTATTCCCTGGCACATTCTCGGCCCGGACCGTCTCCTGCTCCGCCTAGGATTCCGTCAAGCGGGCAAGCCCGCACCATCCCACGATCTAATTCGTTCCCATGGAAACACTCAACAGAGCTTTAGACAATGCGCAAGCGTGGGCAGAATCAATCGCCCATCTTCACGAAGCCCATCTCTTTTGTAACGATGACTCAATCGAAGCACGAGAAATCAGCCGGGAAGCCCGCAGTTTGCTAAGGAAGGGGTTTGATTTCGATGGCTGCAATCGCGGCGAAGTTTTGGGTGCTATTGAGGATCACAGCCGGGAGTCGGTTTTATGCGTGGAAGTGCGCCAAGACTGGCACGCGCCGGGACTATCTGCAGATCTGTTAGATTTCTCCATCCTCCTTTCTACCGGGGGACCAGCCCTAAGGCTGCGGGGAGACCTTACTTCATACTGCGAACCGCGCCGCGCCTGGCTGGAATATCAAGACTGGTATACGCCATGGAGGGAATACCACGGGGGCGAGCTTGACGCTTTGCTGTGGTTTGCTTCCCTGTTTTGGTACGGGGAAGGCTGATTAACAACGGGGCGAGCAATTCGCCCCTACTCTCTCTCTTTGTCTCCTTTTCCTTTCCACACGCACCGCAAGCCATGATCAGCCTTGAGAAGATCGGCTACAGTTCCACCATCTACAGCAACAACGAAGCCGGCAAAGCTCGCGCCGAAGCTACCTTGGCCGTTGCAATCGAAACAGCCTGCCCCGGTGAAACCTTCGATCTGTTTCACAACGGCCGCGGCTGGGTTGTCCGCATGTTTGAGGATGGCGACTTCGTTCAGACCATCTAACCCCCCCCCCACAGGCCCACCGGGAGCCTATCCCGGTAGTTTCTTTTCCTTTGCTTTCCTATCATGCTGTGTTTTCCCGTTTCGCTGCCTCTTGCCTTGATTGAATGGCAAGATCTTTCTAGAGGATTTCATGGAGGCTTTCTACAGTCCGAAACTATCGCCATTCAAGAAGAAGAAGGGGAACCGATAGGAATAGAAATCGCCGTAAAAGAGTACACATCAGACAGTGAGGATTACTTCGGCGTTAGCTGCCCCGCGTGGGAAGTGTTGGTCACTATTTACGATGAATTGTCTCCTAGTGGAAGATCTTACCATTGCGGGGACGATTTCACATCCTCGGACAATGCCAGGGAGTATGCCGCCTATATTGTGTGGCAATTTAGAAAGGGGCATAGGCTGTCTTGCGTTCCTTCTCAACTGATCGACTAATGACGTTTTCCCCGCTTCGTTATTTGACTATCAGCGACGCACAAGCGCTAGATAGTGCCGCCGAAAGATTCTGTGAACGCCATGGAATCAGCCTACATCTAGGCTTCAGCGTCGAAGAAAGACCCTATCTTGCCCTAGATTTGTATTTGTTTTTCCACCACGATAAGGCTCTAAAAAGACTTTGGCAGGCTTGCTTCTGTAGGGCATTAAAGGTTAAGCCTGCGGCCAATGTGTGCTTGGCCCATGGTTACGTGGGCCATACAGTTAAGGGCTAGGGACTCGCTAGGAGCCAGTAAAGGGACAAAACGGGAGCCAGTAAAGGGGACAAAACGGGAGCCAGTAAAGGGGATGGGGTGGCAATCATAAAAGGGGGAATTGGCGGGCTGCTATTGAGAATCATTTGCAATAGCTCTTGCTATTGAGAATCATTTGCAATAGCTCTTGCTATTGAGAATCATTCTCAAATAGCTTCCTGCTCTACCCTGGCTTGTGACGATCCGCAGACTGGCACAGGGAACTGCGCTAGGTTGCCGATGGGGCGCCACTATGGGAGAGCCTGATGGTTCCGCAACTACGGTTCCAACGGATGACCAACGGCCCGCCCGGAGCCCATCCGGGCATCCATCCCATCATTTCATTGCCATGTCCTATTTCAATTCCCATGATTTCGCGGAGAAGATCGACGCGGTCAGCGTCGCCGCGTCGCAAGCAGCGCTTCCCGGCAGACTGGAGTCCGCGCTATTCATTGCGCGTCTCAGAGCTTATGCTCTTGCCGTCAGCCTGGCTGATTCCCCCTTTGCGTGGCCTGGAGGGTATCCACGCTATGGCATTTTGTCCGATTGTGAGGCATTGTGTCCTAATTGCTGTCGTACTGAGATCAGTAGCATTATGAATGCTGACTTTCACGATGGATGGCTGCTAGTGGACTCTACCGTGAACTACGAAGACGGCGAGCTTTGCTGTGGCAACTGCAACGCACAGATTCCCGCGGCTTACGCTGAATAGTTGCAATCTCCCTTCCCTTTGTTCTCACCTTCCCCCCCCTCTTCCCATGGCAGACCCTAACATCGACTTCGCCGACTTCCTGGACAGGTACCAAGACCACACACCCACGTCATTTGATCGTCACATTTGCTCCGAATTGGACGGATTCTTTATGGGTCCATGCTCGCTAAACCGGGATTCTGGCATCCTGCAGACTGTAAACTTCGGGATTGCCGCTGAGCTAATCATGAAATCCTCAAATCATGAAGAGACGGCGGTCCATAGGTTCGGCCATTGGGCTTGTGGCTGGTATGAAATCCTCCTAATTCATCCTGACGACATCGAAGCATTAAAAGTCGCGGCAAGCCTAGCATCCTCGCTGGCAGATTATCCAAGTCTGGATGATGAGGCATTCTCTGAAGCTGAATTTGAAGCGGCAAGCGTAGCGTGGGAAGGAATGCGAATCTCGGACAGGATTGAAGCCTGTAGCAGGTACCGCGTCTCTATCTTTGCCGCGCGGCGTGACACAATCCCAGAATCTCCGACCGGAGAATTAGTGTCGTATCTGGCAGAATAGCTGCAATCTCCCCCCCCCTTTTTTTCCCCTTTTTTTTCTCCCATGATTCCCCCACGCAAGCATCTGATCGCCTTCCGACGTGACCTTGAAAGGCTACTTAAAGAGCTTAAGCCTACTATCGGCGACGATTGCCGTACCCATAAAGAGGCTACGCTTCCGGGTATTGCTGTTACTATCGGGGCCGAAATCATGCCGGACGGCATAGCCTGGGGCTACCAAACGGGTGACAATAGCTACACTGGCGGAGCCTATGGCTTCCGCGACTGGGGAATCGTTGACCTTTATAGGCGGGATAATTCTCGTAAGCTTGCGGAAGAAATTGTTGAGCAGTTTCTGGAGATTTGGGCGCAACATGGAATCCTAGAGTGACAAGGGGCGACGGTTGGATATGGCAGGCAAACGGCCCACTAGCCTGTATGGCTTGCTAGGGGAAAATAGGTTAGTCCTTAACACAATCTTAACATTCTCCAGTCTTTCAACCGTCACACACCGCCGGCCATGCCAGCCCGTCCGTCCTATTGTTCCATTGTCCTGATTCCCCCCCGTCCCATGTTCCCGGAAATCCTTACTGAAACCCTGGCCACACTGCTACGATTCGACCCTAACGGCGACTGGCACCTTCCCAGTGTGCCCGATAGCGACGCCACAATAACAGATTGGGAAGTTTTCTATGAAGAATTAGCGAGCCTAGCGGCTGCAGCGGAAGACGCCATGGCGAGAATCAGATTCGTTGCGAAACGTAACCAGCAACCATAGCGCAGTAACGGGCTCCCCAGGGAGCCTGCATGTAGGGCTACCCCCTTTTAGAAGCGGCGTCATTTTTCATGCGAAATTAGCGGGATGGGAACCATGGCAAAGCATTGATGAGGAGCGCTTAGGCTGTTGACAAGGAGAAGCCAAGGCAATAGGCTATCGAGGCTCTGAGAGGAGCTTTTTTCTTTACTGGAGGACTAGCAATGAATGGTGAACTAAAAGCGAAGTGGCTGGAGGCTTTAAGGAGCGGGTGGTATAAGCAAGGGCAAGGTCGTTTAAGGGACGAGAACAATCAGTTTTGTTGTCTTGGTGTGTTGTGTGATGTTGGTGGGCTAGGAACATGGAGGATGGACCATGGAGGATACTCCTATGAGGTCAATGGCTGTAAGTCTTCTTTCCTGCTTCCTGCGCAAGATGCTACTATTGCCCGCCACACAGGCGATTTAATGATGTTGAATGATGGGTACCGCCTGTCATTCAAAGAAATTGCCGATTGGATTGAGGAGAACATCGAAGATAACTAATTCTTAACCACTATTCATTTCCCCCATTGTTTTTTGATCATGAGCGCATTGTATTCTGAAAGCACATTGTTGATTAGTTTTCCTGGTGAGGAGCAAGGAATTGCGTTGCCTTGCATTGAAATGGAGATTAAGCCCCATGTGGAAATGCGAGGCGTTATTCAAAGTGAGGGAGTAGGTCGTATTGAAGTAGAGCTAAAGATTAAGACGAATAACCATGAGCTATTGTCAGCATTGTCCTATGACAACACAGCAGTTGCGATTTGCATAGGTAGGAAAGACTAGCTTTACATAGGCGGGAAAGAGGCCCAATAGTCAGAGCCCATAAGGGCGATAGTTACAGGGCCTCCTTTCCAGGGGGCTTTTTATTGTCGTTTTGCCTTTAACTGTACTTTCCTCCATTGTGCCTTTGCTTACTTTTAGAGAACCTTCGCCTCCCATAGCCTCTTGCCCATTGATTCTGTATCAAGCGATACATTTGCTAGTCGGGGCCACACTACGCCCTTGGTATAGGAGCGTCCTTTGATTGATTTTCTGAATAGAAGCCTTTAAGCGGGAGCCCGTCTAAGCCCTTGAGGGGCCTGGCTGATGCTCCCGCTTGCTGAATAATTGAAAGGGAGCTTGTTGAGAGGAAAGCCCATTGCTGTTCGCCCTTGAGGGGCTCTGGCCGATAGGGCTTTCCAGCAGAGGCTTCTTAAGCCAGAGGGGCCTGAGAGGGAACTTGAAGGAGCGGAGCTAAGGATAAAGCCCCCTTGAGGGGGCTCAGGCCAAAAGCTCCTCAGGCAGACACTGAACCTGCTTCAGTGTCGGAACCATGTCGGTTCCCTCTCTTAAGCATAAATCGTTAGGCAAGCCCTCTTTATGTTTGCTTAAGCATTAAAAAGCTAGTGGTAGCAAGGAATGTCAAGGAAATGACCAGAAAACGAGGGCTTGGAGCAGCCTAAAATTGCAGTATTTCTTAACAATTGCAGGCAATGGGCTAGGAGGCTTGACAAGCCAGGTACTTAGCCTTACCGTAGTGGAGCCACCGTTTCGAGCCCCATGGGCAAAAAGAACCTAGTTGTGCTCTTGGCCATGCTTGTGCTATCAGCACTAACAATTATCTCCCTATTTGCTCTATGCTCTATGGATATGCAACAGCGTTTCATCCTGAAATGCACCACTGAACTTGGCAGTAACAACATTGAACTTTGCTCTTCCATCGCCAAATGATTAGCGTTCCCGTGACTCCTGAAATGCCCACCAGTTCCCCTCTCCGCTTTGAGGATTGGTTTAACATTGCTAATTGCGCCACTCAGCGTTTCTCCATGGCTCTCTTTGATGATCAAAACTTTGATCGTGCAATGGGCGAAGCTGAATCAATGAGCCATGCCACTTGTCGTGCTTTTGACGAAGCCTTTTCCGAATTGACCATGATGAATGTCCTGGCTGCCCTGGCTAATGCGGAGGCTGATAATGATTGAGTTTTACACCATTGGCTTCTGGGGGACTGCGCTCACGCTTGTGCGGCCCAATCGGGCAAATAGCGTGAAGGAATGGACAATGGCCTTTGCTGGGGGCTTGCTTTGGCCCATCGTCTTGCCTTATTCTTGGACTCGACACATCATTCGTATCTGGAGGAAATCATGGAAAAGGCGCTGAAGGAGAAGTGGCTTGAGGCTTTGAGGAGCGGGCAGTATAAGCAGACCATAGGAGTGCTAAAGATGCAATCCGAAAACGGAGATTGCCGTTACTGCTGCCTAGGTGTGCTGTGTGATGTTAGTGGCGAAGGTGAATGGGTAGAGGGTGAATGGATAGAGGGTGAATGGATAGAGAGTCCACTGCCAGATGCCTGGTTTTGTGAGTTTGGGTACACGTTCGTGGACGCCACAATGACAGGTGCTCTATCTCCAGAGTTCAGGAAAAGGCATGGAATACCTCTCAAGACACGGGATCTGTTAATCGGAATGAACGACAACAAAGGCATGTCATTTAAGGAAATAGCCGATTGGATTGAAACCAACATCAAAGAGGAAGCATGAACTTTTTTCCCGATTCCATGGAAACACAACCTATGGACCCTGCAATCAAAGAGCAATGGACAAAAGCCCTGAGGAGTGGTGAATACAAGCAAGGCAAGCGAAGGCTTAATACATTGACACTCCCCGAGGGCACTGTTTATTGCTGTCTCGGCGTCTTATGTGACTTGCACAATAAAACAACTGGAGAGGGACAGTGGAGTGATTCCATTGAGAAAATGGTAGGCCACATGGTACGCCAATACGATTGTGAACGCAATTACCTCCCCGATTCTGTGCAAAGCTGGGCTCAACTGTCCTGCGTAGCGGAAATGGCTTTATCTGAGGCCAATGATGATGGGGCTGATTTTTCTGCCATTGCCAATTGGATTGAGGAGCACTTGTGATGACAACAATCAATGACACCGGCACTCAACTTTTTGTCAAGAAAGGGAGGCGCTACGTACCGTGGGGCCATGCAAATGATTGGAGGCATGACGATGACTTAATGGAAGCAGGCTCTTTTCGTCTTGTCCATTGCATTTCCGATGGTCACACTCGCACTTACATGACTATTGAGCCTGACTATGCCACCTTCTTGGCTGCCGCTTCCGTAGCTCAAGTGGCCATGGAAAAGGCCATGGAGGAGGCTGCTAAAGGCAAGCCCATGAAGCAGGATCAGCCTTACACGGAAGAACAGCAAAAGCTCATTCAAGACTTTCGTGATGCCATGGCCAACACCGGAGCTTTAGTGCCATCATTTTGGAGCCATGGCTGTGCTAGTGACATTGCCAGGGCTGGTATCACGGCAGTCAAGAAAGCAATGGAGGAAAGCCAATGAGCAACAACGAACAACTGCCAACCATCGACCCCAACAGTATGACCAGCGCTTCGCCAGTCCCCTTTCCATCGCCCCAGCCTGAGCATCCCTCCTTGGAGGAGGCTCTACAAGCCCTTAATGCCCTCGCCATGGGCGGTCAAACGCTAATGGAAGTCAGGAGCGACTACATCACTGTCAGGGATGCCCTGTTGGCCCTTAATGTTGATGCTAGGCGCTATCGCTGGATCAGGGAACAAAGCGGCAGGCCCTTTGAGCTTATCGGTAGCGGAGTGCCATGGTTTGATGAAAATGGAAAACGCTACACTTGCGCATTTGATCTTCACATAAGGCAAGTGGGCTATCATGGGCGCGAGCGTCTTGACGACTTAATGGATGAAGTAATGGCAGATTTTCCAATGGAGGCGGGATAATGTATCACATTGTTCTCACCCCGGAGGAACTACGAAGCATCCTTAAGGGGGAAACCACTTACCGCAAGTGTCCTGACTGTCAAGGCGAAGGAGAGGCATGGTTTATTGAGTATGCTCTTAAGGAGCGTCCGCATGATGATTTGCAAAGGCCATGCTCGGCTCAGGAGGGTTCCGATTTTGTCATTGACGATTGGCCGGATTATGCTTATGGCATAGTGGGCCACGAACCTTGCGAGACTTGCGACAGTGTTGGCTATGTGCCTTCTATTGATGGGTGAATGTGATGGCAATGGTTAAAATGGCTACACAATATAATTGACTAGAGCCCTTACAATAGATCAAAGCCTTTTGCCAATGATTCCTTTTTCGCAATACGTTGATCCATGGTACATTGGCAAGATTAAGGTGTGGCCTTGCTATAGTCGCCCTGGCTTCCAGTGGTTTATTGCCTACGAAGGCAAGCCCTACTGGTTCAGGAGCAAGGCCGAGGCCATGCTATTTGCTAAAGACAAGTTAGACGCACCGGAAGATGGCATTTGCAACTGAGCTTTGATGCTAGGCTACCTTTGTTCACCCCTGGGGCCTTGAGGCCCCTTTTCTGTCTATGGCGCTCAAAGACAATGCCCTCTGCCTGCCCATTGCTCGCACTGGTCGTGTGCAGGATTGGATTGATGATCCATCAGGTCGCCTGCCAGTTTCGTGTACTGTTTTCGTAGTTAATGACGGCATGGAAGACGAAGATGGTATTGAAGCGTCATGGCGTTTCGTCTCGCATGGTTTGCGGAATGGTGCTGGAGTTGCTATTCATTTGTCTAAACTGCGCCCCGAAGGTAGTGACAATGGAAAAGGACTTATCGCTAGTGGCCCCGTTAGTTTTGGTATGATTTATAGCAAGCTCAATGAAGTGTTGCGTCGTGGTGGCAAGTTCAAAAATGGAGCAGTGGTGTTGCATCTTGACTACTCCCACCCTGATGCCATTAAGTTTGTATCAGCGCCACGAGCCTTGTTTCCATGGGCGAAACGCTGCTTGAATGTTGACAATCATTTCCTAGACAAAGCATCACCGGAATTGATTGCCGCCACGATTAAGGGTATCACAAATGGCGACGTTTGGCTGACAAAGATTAAGACTGATGATAGTGGCTCCCGCATTTACGGGAATGTTTGCCTGGAAGTATTGCTTCCCCATCGCGGCACTTGCCTCTTGCAGCACGTCAACCTCGGCGCATTGTCCATCATGCAGCCTGAACAGTTTATCAATGCGTTCAAGCAAGGCATGGGGCAACTGTGTGAACTGCACGGCAAGACTGGTGTTGGCAACACTGGCGAATACCTACCTCCTTCCATTGATCGTCAAGTGGGCCTTGGTCTGTTGGGATTGGCGAATTGCCTTGCCATTCATGGCATTAGCTATGCGGACTTTGCCAATGCCTTGGAGGGTGGCCCTGACAATGCAGACGCCAACCGCCTAGTTGACCTGATGCGCTCAGGCATTAACGAGGCTGCGCAAATTGCTCGCGCCAACGAAATGGAACGTGCTTTTTGCATTGCTCCCACTGCCTCTTGTGCCTATCGCCACCTTGACAGCAAAGGTTTCACTACTGCCCCTGAAATTGCACCGCCCATTGGTCGTATTGTTGACCGCGACAGCGGCACTTTCAACGTAGAGCCTTTCAATCATGGTGAAGTGGAAATTGCATCAGAAGTGGGGTGGGATGTTTACAAGCGCGTCGCCAATGGCATTGTTAGCATGATGCAAGCGACTGGTCTGTTCCACGGTTATTCCTACAACTGGTGGTCAGACATGGTTCAATGTGACGAAGCGTTCCTTCGTGATTGGCTGGTCAGTCCACAAACCAGCCTATATTATGCCCTGCCTGTAATGCCAAATGTTCAAGCAAAAGATGATGCCTATGTGGCATTAGATGACGAGTTCAAGGAATTGCTTGGCTTGCAAGACGAATTGCCGCAAGGGCAGCAATGCACATCCTGTAGCGAATAATACAGGCTCCCGTTATTAACCATGGGGGCTCTAATCCGGCCCCCTTTTTAGTCCCTATTGCTTTTTCCATCGTGACTTCTTCTGCTTTGGCTTCCCCTTATTTCAACATGATTAGCAAAAAGCGGCCATGGTCTGCAGTGGCCGTGGACAAAGGCACCGTGAAGGAAGGTGCTAGCGACACGTTGTTTCGTGCTTTGGCCCTGAGAGCCCTGGAACTGCCCGTAGCTGAGCTTTTGGAGCAAGGTATGGCAAAAGAGCTTCCTGCTACGCCAGGCGTCGTAGAGGCGCTACTGAGCAATCAAGCAGACGAGGAGCGGCACGATGAAGCCTTGAACTACGTTGCTCTTGCCCATGGCACCAATGAAGCAGCAGAGAGGGAAGTTGCATCCATTCGTAAGGCTTGGATGGATCATCCTGCCCATCCAATTCTTAAGGCTGCAATTTTGGAGCGGTCCATCTTTTTCGTGGCACTACCATTCTTTCGTTTCAATGGCGACATTGGCATGAGGACTGTCAGCCAAGACATTAGCCGTGATGAGCAAGTGCATGTGGGCGTCAATAGCTTGCTGGCCACAGAACTGAACGAAGCGACAACGAATAGTCTCAATCGCTTGCGGCGTGCCACTGCCTTATGGCTTTTTGATGGCCTTACTGCCAATGCTGATAAGTGGCTGGATAAAGATTTTTGGCTGCAGCAAAGTGATAGCCTGTACGAGAAAGGCAAAGCTCCTGACATGGCTGAATCGCGTGCGAGTCGGATGATTGCGTTTTTTGAGTCGCCATCCACTTCGCAACCAAGTTACGGGCGGTGAGCTACAATGGCTTGCGATAGAGGCTGATCCTCTGTGTCTATTGGGCGCATAGCCCAAAAGGCGGCACGATCGGTCCATCGCCATTCTTGCTTGCAAGCCCCAAGCAGTGCTATGATTGTGGGCCATAAGGGACGCCTTATGTCAGTTGGTCCACTGGTGAGCCCTCGACCCATTTGGCAAGCTCAACGGACTACGGTATGGGTTCCACCGACATGGACTTTCGAGCCCCTCTGAAACGGACCCTCCTACGCTTTCTGGCGCTGCTGCCGCAATGGTTCCTTTGGCGCAGGCGCTTCACCGGAACCGCCACTTCACGTTGACGCAATGACGTTTCCCATCACCACCACTCTCCGCCGCATCTTTGAGGCAACTCCTTGGGAAGCAGGCAGGCAGCAGGCGCTGGCTGCTGCTAGCAAGACTGAGCCAGACGACGAACCGATTACTTTTTCAGCAATCGTTGAAACCGTAGATTTTGATGACGCGCTCTGGTACTGCCGTGCTGAGCCGCAACATTCTCGCCTCTGGCGACTCTACGCAGTCTGGTGCGCGAGGCAGGTCCAGCATCTAATGGTCGATCCTCGCAGTTTTGCGGCCATAGACGTGGCCGAACGCCATGCCAATGGCATGGCCACGGATGAGGAGTTGTGCACCGCATGGTCCGACGCAGATGACGCCGCATGGGCCGCATATGACGCCGCATGGGCCGCCGCAGACGCAGCCGCAGACGCAGATAAAGTCGCAGGTGACGCCGCATGGGCCGCATATGACGCCGCATGGGCCGCCGCAGAGGCCGCCGCAAATGACGCCGCATGTGCCGCTGCATATGCCGCCGCATGGGCCGCCGCATCGGACGTTGAACGGACCGGCCAGCGCTCCGTCTTCGTCCAACTGGTGACAACTGGCACGCTGCCGCCAGTTAAAGAGGAGACGTACGAATGACCTACCCCTTGATCACCGTTGCCATGCAGGTTCGCGGCAAGGGTCGGCGCAACGTGAGAATCACGCCTTGTTGGGCCGGTGAGGGCCTCGCTGTCCATAAGTCTGTGACCCTCGACGGCAACGACAATCCCGTGTTCGTTGACATCGGCCCTAACATCTGGACCCTAACCCACGTTCACACAGGCATGAGGGCGGGAATGTTTCACGGCAACGTCGATCAAGCAATAGCTTTCGCCCGTCAATGGGATCAGGCGTTTGCTGCAGTGACCACCACCGAGGTTCCGCAACTGCTGGCCCGAAACTATCGGGAGGCGCTCTGCCAGGCGCAAGATGAACCCAGCGTGGCGGACATTTTTGAGTCGGGAGTCTGAGCTATGCTTAACCCCGACTTCTACCCCACTCCACTGTCCACCATCCGCCCCATGGTTCTTCCCATTTCCCCCTCCACCCAGTCCGAGCTAACAGGATAAGACGGTTCCGCCGCTGCGGAACGATGCAGGTTCAAGTCCTGCTTGGGTGCTATGATTCTCCAGGACAGGGATCTCCTCCATCCCCGGTTCGTTTTGACAGAACCTCAGGTCTCGGGATTCCAGTCCCGGGGCCTTTTTTGTTGCGCCCCAGCCCTTTGTATGGTATCCTCGTAAGGCATACCGAAACAAGGCAATGGTGAAGTTTGGCAAGGACACTTTGAAACTAGGACAGCAATGGAAACGGGCTGATGGGCAAGTGGCTATTGTTAAGGTCATTGAGGATGATAAAGCTAAGCTTGAGTGCGAAGACGCCTATCTTATCGACTACCATTATGCTGATGGCGGCCAAAGCCAATTTCATTGCACCATGCCAGGCAGTAAACTTGTCCAGCCTATAGACGACGGAGAACCTAAAAGTGCTCCAGTTGGTGATAGCATTGAGGACGGCGTTGTCCCTGCCGAAGAAGAGCCAATCGTACTAGAACAAGAAGTGATTGTTAATACCGCCCTCAGTAATATCATTGGGAATTACCCCGGCATTGGCTATGCAGTGGTGCGAATTGCAGGCTTGCAAATTGAAGTGGACTTTGAAGAACGCTCCCTAACAATTCAAGACAACCCCAATCCCCATGACGCTTTTCCTAATATCTGATACACATTTCGGCCACGCCAAAGCCTGCTCTTTCCTGGACGCCAATGGCAACAAGACACGACCATGGGATACCGCAGAGGCCATGGATGAGGCAATGGTAGAACGGTGGAATGCAGTTGTCAAACCGCAAGACACTGTGTATCACCTAGGCGATGTTGCAATTCCGCGAAAGTCACTTCAGATCCTTGGTCGTCTTAATGGCAAGAAAGCATTGATCCGGGGAAACCACGACATTTTCAATCTTTCCGACTACACCGCTTTCTTTTATGAGGTTCGGGGAGCCTTCGTAAACAAGGATCACTACCTATTCTCCCATATTCCTTGCCATCGTGGCTCAGTAGAGCGGTATCGTGGCAACATTCATGGCCACCTGCATACAGGACGAATTACACTACCTGACGGCACCATTGATCCGCTTTACTATTCGGTGTGCGTGGAGCACACTAATTTCACGCCAATCGCCTGGGAAGTAGTGAAGGCCGAAATGGAATCCCTCCAGTCAGATTTGAACTGACACTATGCGCCTTTTAAGGGCGCTGCCTCTTCCGGTTGGGCTATGGAGGGGAAAGTTGTTCGGTCCAGTACACTGCGGCCCCAGCAGCCAAAAGCCGCCGATTCAATCTAATTGCTTCACGAGTGGGCAGGCAAGCCTCATAACGCTTGCCTTGCAACGAATAGCAAAGCCTGACCATCAGCAGTCGTAAATCCGACATTCAATCATAGTGGGATCTTCCCTACACTTTCTGTCCCAAAACAAGTCCCTATCGTTTTCCTCCATTGCTCGATGATAGTCCGCAAGGCATTGCGAATACTCGCTGGTCAGGTGGAAAGACGGGTTGCCACTATCCACGTTATCGCAAGTGTCATAAGCAGCATCAACAAGTTCAAGCCAGGCTGCTTCTGCTTTTGCGCTGAGCATCTGGATCATGGGAAGCGGCGAGTCGTTCAGCCGTAGTCTAGCCTGCCTCTGCAGCCTGACGCCGCGCCTCTCTTTCAGCTTTTCGTAACTTAGGCAAAAGTTTGGGTTCATAGAAATGATCCGCTGCCAGCAGTTGCAATGCTGTTTGCTTGTCGGCATCAAGCAGTGCCAGCAGAAAAGTGATTTCTTTTGCCTCTAAGTCAACAAGCACCTTACCACAGGAAAACTATTGCCATACTAATGGCATCAGCGAACCAGAGAATTGATCCAGTCAATATCATCGCCTTCCGATGCCACCATGATGGCGGCAGCCAATGCAAAGGGAAAGTCGTCTACGTTTGCTTCCTTACCACCAGTCACTGTCCATTGCCCCGATTGGCGATACACCACGCTAAGGTTTTTGATTTGCTTGATTGCGACTTCGTGAGGGTACAGGCTAATCAGGCCAGCATTAAACAACTGCCGCATCTTGCTAAAAGCCTTCATTTTCGTAGAAACGCTCCAGGTTAGTTCGCTAATTGGAAAGCTCTCCGCAAGTGTTTGAATGGTGGAGGCACTATTGAATTGATCAAGAACGATCTCTTTGAAGCCGTAAGCCTTATGGTGCTCCACAATCCATTGCTCTACACCCTTAATGTTGACTTCTCTTTTGCCATTGATTTCAAAGTCGGCATCAAAAGAATGAAACTTGTCCACGATTAGCATTTCGCCTTCATAGTGAACAATGGCCGCAGTGTAGTTGTCGCGGCCAACACCACCTTTAGCAGGGTCTAGAGCCAAGTAGTAGGTGCTTTGAAAGTCGCGTTGTGGCAGTAAGATACCACGCTTTTTGTCTACGGCAGCCTCCACCACTTCTGGAGCCAGCAAGGCGGATAGATTCTTGGAGAACTGAGCACCATATTCCACCCAAAACTTTTCCGGGTCGCGTTTAAGTTCTGCCTCCAAGAAGCTACAGCCCCATGGCAAGTTGGGATTGATTTCCCATGTTGGAATGTTGATGGCCTGCATGAACTTGTATTCACCACTTTGCGCCTCGCAGTAGTGTTCATAGAACAGGCCGTCCGTGAGCCACGGGGATGAAAGTTCTAGGATTCGTCCATTGTCACCAAATTGGGCAATCGAGGGAGAGAGAGCAGTGTAAATGGCCTTGGCTCCACGGTTGGCGTCACCTTCAATGCTGAACGCAAGTTCATCCATGATGACCATGACCACGGCTTTACCGCGAGAAGCACGCGCTGAAGCTGGGATTGCCTGGAACACGCAACCATTGCTAATTTCAATCTCAGTGGCCGTTTCCCTGATGATTTCTTTGGCGAACTGGCTGTCAATCAGCAGTTGTCGAATGTTGTTCAGTGCGAGCTTGGCTTGGCTTTGGTCGTTGGCAATGGTGACAACATACCATTTTTCCTTTTTTCTTACCTTGCGCCTGTAGCGTTCCTCTAGGGCAAAGCAAACGTAGAGGGCTGCCACGGCGGCAAGCAGAGTTTTGCCTGATCTGCGCCCAAGAGCCCAAACACCATGCGTTTTAGTGCCATTAAAGTATTCGTCAACAATCTCCTTTTGCTTGTCCCACAAGGTAAGACCTAGTGCGTATTCAGCAAACTGCGAGCACTTGAGCATTGTCAAAGGTGGCTATTGGCGATAGTGCGGACTGTGGAATAAAGTATGCCTTGCGGCCTTGCCTCGGAGTGTAGGCGTATTGTGGCTGCATAGCTTTTTCGCTGTTAATCCAGCCATGAATGAACAACTGCTCGGGATTCATCCAAGTAACTAGAATATAGCGCTTACCTGGCTTGTCAGAAAGTTGCACGATTAGGTCCCGATCATGACCTTTGCGTGTCTTAACGTCAATGTCTGGTGGTAGGTCAATGGAGTCACGCTTAGCCTCTATCTCCTGATAAAGAAAGTCTTTTAGCCCTAGGTGCTTGGCTACTGCCATTTCGCCCATGGCGCCAATGATGTGCATTTCAAGGGCCTTGTCTCCGGTTCTAGCCCCACCATTCCTCCCCCATAGGCCCTTGGCTTCATTTGTTGCCTGGCGTCGATTGGCCTCCGCGATGGCGTCAGCGACCTCTTCTTCAGTCAGAACGATTGACAGGGGCACGAAAAAAGCGCAACCGCCATTATCATAACGGGAACTAGAGTGGGAGAAACAAGCCAACAATATGACCACACTAAACACAGCCAACGGTGGCCCCATTGTGCCCCTTGGGCACTTTGATGGTGACGGCTATAGGGCTGACGGCCTTGCAAATGTCTTTACTGGCATGGGAACCAGTCGGGATAAGTCGCAAGCCACCACAACTCAGCCAATCATTTTCTTGACACAAGAAGAACTGGAAGGGTTGTATGGAGAATGGATACCGCGACGAGTGGTGGATATTGTTGCCGATCAATCCACTCGCAAAGGCTTTCGCATCCTCTTTGGCGGTGATGGCGTTAAAGCCAAGGAAGTGGTGGGGATGGAGCAGGTTATTGAAGACCTAATGATCCTGGAGCACTTTAACCTCGCCAGCAAAAACGAAAGACTTTATGGCGGGGCAGCAATTCTGCTCTACATCAACGATGGTCGGAGCGCTGATCAGCCTGTCAACAAGAATGGCATCATAGAAGTGGAAGGAATGGAAGTGCTTGACCGCTATCAAATTGCTCCAGTAATTAGCGAAGACAGTCTCTACGACTACGCGAAAGCCACTCATTACCAAATCATTTCAGGCGACCTCATTCAACAGCCATCGCTCTTAAGGATTCATAAAGATCGCATTTTGCGTTTTGATGGCATGTGGCTCCCATACCGGATTCGACAGAGGAACTATGGGTGGGGCCTGAGCAGTTTGCAGCCAATTTACGATAGCTTTCGCCACTACTGGACTGGCATTCATTCATCGTCCATGCTTTTAAGTGAGTTTGACATCTTTGTCCACAAGATCCGCAACTTGTCTCAAATGCTTGCCAATGGCAAAGAGGCTGACGTGAAAAATAGGCTAATCCTGAATGACATGAGCAAGAGCGTGTATCGGGGATTTGCCATTGACGCAGAAAAAGAGGAGCTTGAGTTTATCAGTCGGCAATTCTCTGGCATTGGAGAAGTATTAGAGAAACTGCGAGTAGACATTATTGGCGCTTCGCAGATTCCCCATACGATCCTGTTTGGTGAAAGCCCAAGTGGAATTGGGGCCACTGGCCGCAGTGAGGAGCGAGATTTTGCCAAGCTCTTGGGCGACTATCAGAGCAGTCACTTCCGCCGCCCATTGAAAAAGCTCATGGAATACCTTTTGCTCAGCAAGCAAGGTCCGACCAATGGGCAAATCCCCGATTCGTGGCGGATTAAGTTCAATGATCTGTTTGAACTAAACGAACGGGAGAAGGCTGACGTAAGAGCGCGAGTGGCCGCCGTTGATGGCCGTTACATCCAACTTGGTGTGCTGCATCCCAAGGAGGTGGCTGATGCCCGATATGGCGGCAGCGAATGGACAATGGAACTGACGCTTGACCCATCGCTACCTCGTGAACTGCCTCAGGCGACACAAGGCAAGCCTGTACCGCCTGGTGGTCGTGATCCGTTGAATGAGGAAAATGGTACGTTGCCAATGGACGGAAGCCGGGAGGTGCAAGACAGTGAAGCTGGTTTGTTCATGCCACGGGACTTAGAGGAGCGACGTGGAGACGTGAAGTTCACTGACGAGAGCCTGCACAGTCAAGCCGTATCGGCAGCAAAAAGCAAGTTTAAGGTTTGGCCATCGGCCTATGCGAGTGGCTATGTCGTTCAACAATACAAAGTTCTCTATAAGAAAAAACACGGTTCACTCTCAGGCGCTTTCAAGGGGGACGATGGTGAAATCCATGCCGATGACCTTGATAAGTGGTTTCAAGAGAAGTGGGTGAGGATTGGTGGCAATGGTGAAATCATGGGGCCTTGTGGTGGTCGCAGCGAAGGGGAAGGCAAGCCCAAGTGCCTCCCAAAAGCAAAGGCCGAAGCGATGAGCCAGGAGGAGCGTCAAACGATTGTTTCTCGCAAACGCAAAGCCGATCCCGACCCAGGAAGGAAAGGGGCTGCGCGAATGGTGAGCAGCAAGGTTGACGCCATTGATCCATTGAAGGTGGAGGGCACCATTATTGGCGGCATTGACGAAGCCGCCCTGATCGAGGAGGCCGACATTCGGGCGGCGCTGGAGGAATGGAAACAAGAGGCGCCGGAGAGGTACAAAACGCTGCTGGAAGCCACTGATCTTGACCCGCAGCAACAATGATGCAAGAGCTATCTCCCGTTTCTCTTTTCGCTGATTCCATTGCCCTTAGCGCCAGGCTTGACGAGGAATGGTCCTACGATCCGCGCACAGGTCGCTACAGGGCTGCCAATGGCCGCTTCCTAAGCGGGGCCACCGTTGAGGCACTTGTTGATGGAAGGATTCGTAAAACCAAAAGTGACTTGAGGGCCTTAACTGCATCTTTGGCCGATGGCACTTTAAGCATAGAGCAATGGCAAGTGCAAGCAAGGGCTGAAATCAAGCGTGCTCACATTCAGGCGGCATTGGTCGGGAATGGTGGTATGCAGGGGATGGATGCGGCAGCGTGGGGCCGTGTTGGCTGGCGACTTAGGGAGGAGTACCGCTATCTAGAGGGCTTTGCCAAGGACCTCCTAGAGCAGAGAGTGTCAGTGCCAATGGCCTTGGCTCGAATCAGCCTCTACGCCGATAGTGTCAGGGGCTCGTATTGGACCGGCACCACTATTCGCCAGGAAAAGCAGGGCTATACGCTGATGAAACGCATTCTCGATCCACAGGCCCAGCATTGCGAAGACTGCCTTCGCTATGCCGCTGCGGGAATGGTGGCCCTGGGGGCACTGCCAATGCCAGGACAGCGTTGTGAATGTAAGGCGAGATGTCGTTGCAGCATTCGGTATTATCGTTCGCAAATGCCGTAAAGACCACTACTATGGTGGCAGTTATTCATTCCTTGTGGCACGGATTCTCTATTGCGGCGACATTGGCGCCCAGACAGGTTTTGGGCGTGTAGCAGAGGAGCTTATTCCTCGCTTGACGGATAAGCATGAAATCTATGGCCTAGCCGTGAATTGGCATGGCGATCCGTCGCCCATGCAGCAGTATTGCCGCATGTATCCTGCCCATGCTGGCGGGCCTGATCCATTTGGCTCCCATCGGATCGCAGACTTGGCCGCAGCCATCAAGCCGGATCTTGTGTGGATGACTAACGATCTGTGGTGCCTGCCCCCTCTGCTTTCGGCATTGAAGCCAGTACGGGAGCAAGTGCCAATGAAAGTGTATGGCTATGTGCCCATTGACTCTTACGGTATCTTTCCGGAGTTCATGCCACATCTTGACGGGCTTGACGGCCTCGGCACTTATACGCAGTTCGGCAAAGAGGAGATCGTAAAAGCTGGATACTCTGGCATCATTGACGTGATTCCTCATGGCGTAGACCGTTCCAAGTTCTTTCCATTGGACCGCAATGAAGCTCGACAAGCCATGGGCATTGGGAAAGATGACTTTGTGGTCTTTAATGGCAATCGCAATCAGCCGCGCAAGCGCATTGACATTACCATTAAGGGCTTTATTCGTTTTGCCAAGAACCGCCCTAATGCAAGGCTGTGGCTTCACATGGGAACCAAGGATCAAGGGTGGGACATTATCCCCTTGTTCAATCGTGTGGCGCGAGACTATGGGTATGATCCGGCTGGTCGCCTGATCCTGACCAATCACAACTTCAGCGTTAACAACTGCCTGTCCATTGCCGACCTTAACCGGGCGTACAATGCCGCTGATATTGGTGTCAACACTTGCATTGCTGAAGGCTGGGGGCTTGTCAACTTTGAGCAGGCTGCTACTGGTGTAGCACAACTTGTGCCGGATCACACCAGCCTGAAGGAGATTTTCTATGGCGTCAAACGCATTGATTGCCTTGAGGCCGAGACTGATCGTGGTTATGGATTGGAGCGCCCCATTCCATCTGCTGTAAGCATGGCCGAGCGGCTTGCGGAATACTATGAAAATCCTCAGGCACTGCAAGATGCGGGAGAATGGTGTTTCAGTCGTGCCACTGATCCAGCTTATGACTGGAATACGATTGTTAAGCAAATGACTGGCATCATTGATCGCTGTCTGAACGAACAGCCAACACCTATTTTCAAGGGCTTTGGCACTCCCGTGAGGCTGGGATGATGCAAGTTTCACAGATTTTTCTTAATGAAGCGAATAGCCTTGAGCTATCGCCTCAGTTGCAATACGCAACGGGTACGGTCAAGGCTTTGTTTCCTGGTGCTGATTACAGGCTCTACGGAAAAGAAGACCTGCGCAGTTTAATCAAGAGCCATTACGACGAAGAAGTGCTGTGGGCATTTGACACTCTCCGCCCCTATTCATATAAGGCTGACCTTGGCCGCTTTTGTATCTTGAACGCTTTGGGCGGCTGGTATTTTGACATTGGAGTCAGGGGCGCTGCTCCGGTTGAGATTGGCGAGAGGATCAAGTTCTTGGCCTTTCGTGACATTCAGCGCTTTAGCTTTACGAGCTTTGCTTGTGCTACTACCGTTCTTTATTCCCAACGCAACAATCATGCCCTGTCCATTGCGATTCGTCAAATCGTAGAGAATTGCAAACGGGAATACTATGGCATCACTCCATTGTGCCCCACTGGCCCGACGCTGCTTGGACAGGCACTTGCCAGGCATGGTAGCGATGCGGACTATGTGTTTGGTGATTACATGGAGTTGACGCCTTCGCATGAGCAAAAGAATCGTGCTTTCGTGCTGCCTAATGGCACAATTATGGCTTGGAGCAAACCTGCCGGTGGTGGCGACCTGACCGCTCTTGGAGCCACTGGTGTCAATAATTACAACGAGCTTTGGGCCGCACGCAAGGTGTACGCAGCATGAACCATCTAACTGAACTCGCCAACAGCTACAACAGCGACAAAGGTAACGTCTACAAATGCGCCCATTATTACACTCAGCACTACGAAAAAGTATTTAATAAGTATAAAAATAAGACTGACTTTTCTTTGTTGGAAATCGGGCTAAATCGTGACGATTGCAGTGAAGTACCGTCGCTTCGCATGTACCGAGATTACTTTGGGAAAGAGGCCAAATTGTCAGGCTTTGATATTCGCCCAGAATTTAAAGCTTTTGAAAGCGCAGGCTTTGAAATCTTTACAGGCGACCAATCTTCACCAGATAGTCTTAGCCAATGCTTGATTAATCAATATGACATCATTATTGACGATGGCTCCCATGCATCTTCGCACCAACAAATTAGTCTTCGTGAGCTATGGCAAGCAGTGAAACCAGGGGGTATTTATGTGATTGAAGATTTGCACTGGCAGCCTTTTTCTGAATCGTGCTCTAGGACTGTGGCAGTGGCGGACCGCTGGAGTGCGGGCGACTTGAAACCTTCTACATTTTTTCCATTGCAATGGATGGATCAATTCAAAAAAGATTTAAAGCACATTGAATTGCTTCCTTCCGCGAGCCCTCTGCATCCTGCTGATCTCACTCAAAAAGCTCTCCTCTTCCTTTGGAAACAATGACAACTAGCTGGGACTGTTTTGACACCTTGGTAACAAGGGCTCGCTTTGATCCCTTGACAGTCTTTGACTGGATGGGGGAGGAATATAGCCTTGCAAATTTTACGCAACGGCGAAAAGCAGCAGAGAGTAGGGCGCCCAATACCTTGTCGTCTATCTATGAAGAACTGGCTAAAGATTTTCAATGGACGACAGAGGAGAAAGAATATTACAAACAGAAAGAAATTGAAGCTGAATTGAAGCATTGTCTTCCCATTGAAGAGAATTTACGAAATGTGAAAGATGGGGACTTAATTGTCAGTGACATGTATTTGCCTCGTGAGGCAATCGAAGGTATTCTGAGAAAGAATGGCATGGATAAAGCCGTTTCTTTCTATGTGAGCACTGGAGGTAAAAGCTCTGGCACCATTTGGCCACATCTTCCGCCTATTGATCTGCACGTAGGGGATAATGTTCACTCGGACGTGAGCAGTCCTCGCAGTCATGGCATCAATGCCTTGCACTACACAGACATGCATTTCTCTCCCCACGAGCAAGCGGTGGGTGGAGAGCTAGCCCTGCTAATGAGAGTGGTGCGCCTTGCCAATCCTTACACCCCATGCACTGACTTCCATCGTCTCTGGTTTGAGCAGGCGCAGCTTAATGTGCCAGCGTTGGTACTAGCAGCAGCCTCGTTGCCTAAAGAAAACCTAGCTTTTGTCTGGCGTGACTGCGTGCATTTGCAGCGTATTCACCAGCAATTGCATGGCACCCACAATGTTCAGTTTCATTGCTCAAGAGTGGCAATGGCAAGCGGAGGAGCCGAATGGAAGAAATATGCAGAGAACACCGCTAAAGGGAGAGTCATTGTTGACTTGCAGGGCAGTGGCAGGAGCGTTGTCCAATATTGGCGCGATAATTTCCAAGAAGCGCCGCAGTTGCTTTACATAACGGGAATGATGACACATGGTCATGCTTTAATTACAACTCCCACCGATGTGATTGAAAGGTTTAATTCTTCCTCCCTTGGGTCAATGGCGCAGTTTCCTGAGCGCTTTAAAAATGAGTTTGAAGAAGAGTTTTTGCAATGCCAAAAGAAAGCCATCGACAAGGCTATAGAGTACATGCCATTCTTTAATTTAAAAGAAGAAAATCTTCCTCTTCTGGGCTCCATCATTCAACTGATGTATCATTCAAAAACTCCTTTGTTGACACCCCATCAAAGCAATCATTGTTCTGGCCATAAAGAGATGGACTGGCCCGCCGATAGATACTTGGACGATAAGATGGCTATATCAAGAGTTTTTGGTCATGACTAATAAGCAAAAACAAGCCAAAGTTGCCAAGGTTTAGTCCTGATCTGCGACAATATGATTCCATTGCCGATTTTTTTCAATATGACTAATTGTTGTTCGTGTTACGTTTATTGCTTTTGCAAGCATGTTTCGGGACAGGGACGGATTGGCAAGTAATATATTTTTAATGGCGGCTACTTGTTCTTCTGATAATTTGCTCCGACCATTGTTGATTCCTTTATGAGTGCCATGAAGAATAGAATCTTGGCAATTCTTCTCTGGCGTACCCCAAATTAAATTAATGGCTCTATTGTCGTAGCGATTGCCATTCAAATGACGAACAACTTCAAAGTCTTTGGGCTTGCCATGAAAAGCTTCGCAAACAAGCCTGTGAACCTGTCGAGTTAACCCAGATACGCCGCTGGGATAAAGACCTACCTTTCCGTAAGGACCAGAAAAATTCACCTTAAGAAGAATCCGCCTGTCGTCTTTGTACTTACAAACGCGACCTTCACTGCTGACCTCATAGAGTCCGTCGGTTTCCGCTATGGGCATCCAGGTTTCCTCGTTAGACATTGAATCGTCTTGCTAGAATTAAAGAAAGTATAGCATGGAACAATGAGTTCAAGGAAGCAAAGGCAAAAAATTGCTCGTGTTTTGCGCGAGTTCAAGGCTGGTACGCTCAAAAGCAGTACCGGAGAGAAAGTGGCCAATCAGCGTCAAGCGATTGCCATTGCCCTTTCCGAGGCTGGCATGAGTAAGGAAGGCAAAAGCGATGAATACTGGGATTCTTACGTCCTAACGCTCGCGGAGGAGGAGGAAGAGGAGGAAGAGGAGGAATACATCCCAAAGGACTGAGCCTTGACGCGGCTAGCTTTGCCCCTCCATCGTCCGTGAGGGCTGCAGCGCGTCGAGGCCTGGAACTACGCAAGAAGCACGGCAAGGGCGGATTGACCACGCAAGAGGCTGGTGAGCAAGGAATTGGCAGTGGAGTGGCACGAGCCACGAGTTTAGCCAATGGAGAGGCGCTGAGCTACGAAACCATTAAGCGCATGGCGGCCTTTTTTTCGCGGCATGAGAAGAACAAAGGGGGAGGGGAGGATGATGCTGGTTACATTGCCTGGCTTTTGTGGGGCGGTGATTCGGGAAGAGTGTGGGCCAATCGCGTCATTGGGCAACAGGAAAGGAAGCGGGCCGCCCGTTAAGATGGCCTCAATCATCCGTCGTTGCAATGGAAAGTCCTGACCTTGACTATTTTGACGATGGCGAGGATGAGGATTTTAGTGTAGAAGACGCCTTGCGTGTTCTGAGCCTCAATTCTCACCGCAATACAACGCGATGGGCAGTGGTCAGCAAGCAACTGTTTGTCAATGGTCGTGCCACTGAGGATCAAAACTATGTGGAACCACAGTACGAAAGGCCAGATCCTGAGTTTGAGGAGCACCATCGCATGTTGATCTTTGAGGCAATCGCAGTGGCCAAAGCCTACATCATGGCCGGGATTGAAGCCGAGATTCAGCAGACGAGGGAATCTTCAGGGCTATAAAGTTTGGATAGCCGAGAAGCCATAGCACAGACATCGTGAAAAGGCCACTCAAGGTGGCAATTTGCACTGCACTGGGCTCCAGGTCTCCGCTTTCCATCCGAGAGTAGGAGGACTGACTAATTTCCAGCCTTGCGGCCACATTGCGTTGTGAGAGGCCGCTATTGAGCCGTGCTTGCTTGATGCGAGACGCAACGGCAATGCGCCGTTGGGAATGGGGCAACTTGAGCAAATTGACTTGGTGATTCTCCATTGCTTGATTCACTATTGAATCATGTTAATAGTGGTGATGCTAGTTTGCATAGGATTGTTATATGAGCAATACTTCTTTTCGCTACGACGTAGCGCCGATTGAGAAGTACGAGCTAACCCCCGAGGGTTATCTGCGGCTTCATGCCACAATCGCTCGCACTGGCGTTCAGCATTACTCCAATGCTGACGGTTCAATTCGGCGTGAATATCGTGCCGCTGAAGATGTGGCGCTCCCTGAAAGTCTTGCTTCTTTTGCGGGCAAGAGCGTAACTGACGAACATCCCCCGGTCCTGCTTGATAGCGCCAACACCACAAACTATCAAAAGGGCTTCACTGGCTCTGAGATTGTTTATGACAATGGTTTTGTCCGAGCAGTTATGACAATTACAGACCAAGAACTGATCGACAAGATTCAACGGGGTGATGCTACGGAAGTTAGCGCAGGCTATCGAGTGTCCTTTGATGCCAACCCTGGCACCACTCCTGATGGTGAACCGTATGACGGTCGCCAAAAGGAAATCATTGGCAATCATGTAGCCGTTGTTAAGACCGGGCGAGCAGGCCCGCAAGTGAAATTGCATCTTGACCGACAGGATGCCGCCGATCCTTCTCTTCTCAATTCTGGAGATTCTCTTATGACTACCGCAAAGGTGGTCTTTGATGGCGCTGACTTTGAAGTGAGTGAGGGCGTTGCCCTTGCTGTCAACAAAGAACGCGCTGATGCAAAGACCTCTTACGAGGCCATGAAAAAGCAGTACGACGAAATGTGTGGCAAAGCCTCCAAACTTAAGGAGGAAATGGATGCCATGGAAAAGGAAATGAAAGGCAAAATGGATGCCGCTGATGGTCGTGCTGATGCCCTCGCTGTTGAAACTGAATCGCTCAGGGCTGAACTGGAAGCGGCTAAAGCCGTGAATGTTGACAGCCTTGTCGAAGAGCGCATTGCCCTGATCGAAAAGGCCAAGCCTGTCCTTGACAGCGCTTATTCCTTTGCTGGCAAGTCCGCTCGTGAAATCATGGTCGATGCCGTTAAGGCAGTTCGTGGTGATTCCATGAATCTGTCTGAACGGTCTGACGACTACGTTCAAGCCGCTTTTGACACCATTTCCGTTGACGACCGTAAGGATTCGTCTACTGGTCCTCTGCGCAATGCCGTCGCATCCGTGATGGCAACCATTCCCCAGGACACGTATCAGGAAACGGTGGGAAAAGCCTACCTCCGTCCTCTCACCGCTTCTAAAGGAGCCTGACCCATGGCCGTTGCTTTCACTGCGTCTGGCACCCCCACTGTGGGCGGTGTGCAGACTTCCTATCCCCTCGTTCACGACGCCTTCCTGGAAGGTCAACTGGCCGATGCCCGCAACAAGGTGATTGACTCTTTCGTCAATGAAACCTCTGGCGTGGTGGCTTTCGGCAACCTGCTGGTTTGGAATAGTGGCAGCACTACTGCTGATTCCGCTCGCACCATCTCCGGCACCACTGGCACTGTTGTTGGCCTGAACATTCTCACTTACGTTGACGAAACTGCCCGTGACGCCAATAGCCGCCCCGGCGCGAAAGATCGTCAACTGATGAACGTTTTGCGTCAAGGTGCTGCTGTGGTTTATGTCCATGGCGCCGTTGATCCTTCTACTCCTGTTCGTGTCATTCACACCGCTTCCGGTGTGCAGTATGCCGGTCAATTCTCGGCTTCTGCCGTTAGTGGCCGCACCGCCACTCTTTCTAATGCCGCCTACCTGTCCAAGACCACTGGCAGTGGACTGGCAGTGCTGGAACTGAATGGCCCCACTTTCACTCTCACCGCCAACACCTGAGGTAACTATGTCTGATTATCGTATGGACGAGGCGGGACTGTTTCTTCAGCGCCAACTGGAGTACATTCGCCCGCAAGTGTTTGAGACGGCTTACGCCGACATCAAATACCCCACCCTTTTGCCTGTCACCAGTGAGGCTGGCCCCGGCGCCCAGCAGTTCACCTATCGGGTGATGGACAGCACCGGTAAGTTTGACTTCATTGCTGACAATGCTGATGACCTGCCGCGCTCTGACGTGAGCCAGGTCGAGAAGTCAATCTACTTCCGCTCCATCGGTGGTTCGTTTGGCTACACCGTCCAAGAACTGCGTGCCGCTCAAATGGCCAACGTGGCTCTTGAGTCGCGTCGTGCTGCAGCGGTTCGCCGGGCTTACGAAGAGAAAGTGGAAGACATCGCCATGTTTGGTGATGTTTCCACTAATCTCACTGGCTTCTTCAACAACCCCACTGTGGATGTTGTGACTGCCGACAAGTGGTTTGACACCGCAAGTGTCACCACCACTGAAATGCTTGAACTGCTGAACTATGGTTCCACTGCCATTGTGAATGGTTCAAACATGAAGGAGCAGCCTGACACCCTGCTGCTTCCTTGGGTTGACTATCAAAAGGTCTCCTCCACTCGCAACAGTGATTCCAGTGATCTCACCGTCCTGGAATACTTCCTGCGCACCAACCCCTACATCCGCAACATTGAGCCCATCCTGCAACTGGACAACAGCAAGACCACGGGCAAGCTCAACACCCGTCGGATGGTGTTCTACAAGCGGGACCCTGAAAAGCTCCAACTGCACATTCCGCAGCCCCTGGAACTGTTCCCGCCCCAGCAACGCAACCTGCAGTACATCGTTCCCGCCCATGCTCGCGTGGGTGGCGTAGCGATTTACTACTCCAAGAGCGTTGTCTACGTGCAGCGCAGCACCTGATCCCTGCAAGGGGCGTTAAGCTAATTGGTGACTGTTTCTCCCAAGCAAATGCTGATTGCCTATCGCCCCGAGCTTGAAAACCCCCCGCGAGAAGGTGGCTTTGGTGTCATCGTAGATCAAGGGTTAGTACAACTGGCTCCTGGTCTCAATGCAGACGTACCTGAGCAAGCATGGCAGCAAGCCCGCAATAATGCAGAAGTTAAGCGACTGATGCGCATTGGGGCAATCGAGGAAGTAGTAGAACAAGCAAACGTGCCTGAGGTCAGCGACAACGTGGAACTGCTTTCCAATTTGCCACTGACTGAAGCCCTGCGAACCATTGAGCTAATCCATGATGCAGAACTGCTGCTGAACTGGAAAAAGCAAGAAGGTCGGGTGCGAGTGCGGAACGCAATCGTCCGTCGTCGTACTGCCATCGCTGAAGGTCGTGCCTAATGGTCACTTACTCCGGGTTTTTGGATCGGTTTCCCGAGTTCATCCCCCATCCATCGGGGATTGTCCTCGGGGCTATTGCGGAAGCCTCGGCGGATGTTAGCGAAAGCGTGTTTGGCTCACAGTCAGATCGCGCCATCAAGCATCTTGCAGCCCACATCATTGCCTCGCAACTTGTCCAAATGGGAGCGCAAATTGGTGCCACTGACGGCAAGGTCTATGGGAAAGGGCTAGAGGCAACGCAATATGGACAGGAGTATCTAAGGATGCTCAACAGTTGTTCTTCCACCATTGGTTTTGTTGTGTGAAGAGATGAATGGACTATCGCCACTGGCAAACGCAACCCTTATCTGGGAAGTGGCTAGTGGCTACGCCCTAGATCCTTTCACTCAAAACTATCGCCCGGTTTCCAGTGGTGTGGTGTACTACGCCACCCTCAAGCAAAAGAACAATCCACGGTATGACTACCTTTTAGGTGCTGATCATACTGCTGTGTATATGGAAGGGCGCTTGACTGGTCCATTGGCACTTTCGGGAGTTAGTGCTGGTGCTTCAGCCAAAGCAACAATCAATGGAAGGGAAGGACGATTTGAACTACTGCCTAACGAACATCTTGTGGAACACTATTGGCAGTTTCTAGGACAACCAATCAGGGGAGTGTTTAGACTGATTGGTAAAGGAAGCGTCTTGAACGCTTAACCATTTTCCCCCTCCTTTGTTTTTTTAAGACAATGCTCTTCCATCCGACTGAACTGGTTAAGAGCCAAGACGTTATCCTGCGTGTTGGCTCCATCACCGGCACCGCCCGTCCTATCATCACTCAATCTGGCGCCACTTTCACGGTTAGCGGTGCTCCCACTCTCTATACGCTCCAGGCTGCTACTACTGCCAGCATTGCTTTCAATGATGGCAATACCGAGTTTTATCTTCTCGGCGGCGGTGGCTTCTCCGACAGCGTGATTGTCACTGCTGGCTTGACTGTTTCCGTCACTTCCTATTTCCAAAAGGACGTTGATGGCACCACGTTCCTGCCGAATAGCTTTGATGAGGCATTCCAGATTGTTACCACTGCCCGGTACGACAAGAACGCTGAAGTCTACTTTGAAATCAACAAAGAGCTTGGCGCTTCTGGCACTACGTTCTACTACGACCGAGTGGCTGGCGTGTCGCGGGTGATGAACTACAACGAAAGCTATCCTGCAGACAACCTTGTCGAAGTCACCTTTGACCTTGTGAGCCGCAGCCGCTACGGCATTCACCAGTCTGCGACCAGCAGTGGCAGCATCATTCCGATCGCTCCCAACTCCTGATAGTCCTTTCCATCGTTCCTTTGTTAGCCTCCCCATAGCGGGAGGCTTTTTATTTTGACCAATCTTGAACTACGGCAAAAGCTAGAGGCAGTGTTAAGTTGTCCACCTAACCTCATTGGCACTTACACGCTGCCCAATGGCCAAGCAATTCCGGCTATCTACATGACAGGAACGCAAGGTGTACCGGCAGACTGGAAAGTGCAGGGCCTTGAAGTGACAATGGAGGAAATGCCAAGGCGATCACCAATGGCGGGAGTGGGAATCGTCGTCAGCCGTATGGCATGGGTGGTGATGCTAGTGAACTACAATGGCGGCACCAATGCGTTGGATCAGGCAGTGAGCAGGCTAGAGCGAGTGTTTCCCGATGCCACTTTCTCTCCATCGCCCGAAACGGACATTGCATATGGTCAGTATCGAATTGTCATCCCTGATGTGCAAGTGAGACCAGTGCTGCGGCCATGAAAATGCTGTCAAGCGATTGCGGTAGCGCATGGCTTTTCAATGTAAAGAGAGAAGAGGATCAGCTAGTTGCTGGCCTTGCCTGCTTCGTCAGCAATTCTCCGGAGCAAGTCATTGTGCAATGGAGAGGCGAAAGGCTAATCCTTGGACTTCCCCATCGTGCCGTGTCTAATCCCATGCCGTGTCGTGTGCTGAATGCTAGACTTGCGCTGCTTAATTGATTTTCATGAGCCAATACAGCGAGTTTTTCTTGATTGGCAGCCCAAAGTATGCTGCCATTGCTGCTGCTTTGCGGCTTCGCAGTTACGGCAGTTGGCTGACTGAGGAACTGTGGCTGCGTGATGCGCAGACCAAAAAGCGGGCTGGGTTTTCAATGAAGGCCATTCGTTTGGCGCGACGCATTGCGGCACAGAAAGGCATTAGCGAGGACGATGCGTTTGACCTCCTTCAGTCTGATGGCCCCGAAAGGCAAGAGGTGCTGGGGGACTTTGCAGAAGAAGCGGCAGCGTTGTTTGCTCTCCTTCCATCGCCTCAAGAGCAATTTGAGGAACTGGTGACAAAGTTCTTCCAGAATCGCGGGGAGGTGAAAAAGGGCACGGAATGGACCTCTACGCCCGACTGGAGCCGGGAGGACACTGGCAAGCTCACCAAGACCATGCTCGATGCCGTAGAGGCTTTCATGGCCCAGGAGGAGGGCTCTAGCAATACTGAGACCGAAGAGGACGACGCCCCAAAGGAACAAGGCTAGAGCGGCTAGAAAGATACACTGAAGCCACGTTAGCCCAGTCCACGGATTGGGCTGCGTTGTATTGCCGCATTCAGGCACTTGCCATTGCCGATCCCATGTTTCATGCGGAGCGGTTTGGGAAGGTGCCAATCAAGTTGTTGCAAGCCATGCTGGAGCAGGCCAGCACAGAGCAGCAACGCCTAATTAACGCCCACAGCATGAGCACGGCCAAGCTCGCCGTAACAGTTGTTCGGGCACTAGGCGGGAAAACGGCACAAGCTAAAGTGGATGACTTCTTGCCATTTGAGCAAGCTAAGCCTAATGCCATCAGTAGCGAAACCAAGGAGGCCCTGCAATGGGCGCTGAAAACTCATAGGCTTCCCCCTGTTATCGTGGGACTAATTGGGGCGGAACTAGCACGCTAATGGCACGCAATAATTACGACTCCATGCGCATGATCGCTAAGACCATTTCACTACCGAGTGAAGTGTTCAAAGAGCTTATGGATAGGGTATCAGTGGAGTTTCAAGGGGCATTTGAGCTTGACTATTCTTATGATCGCCCAGAAGGGATTAGCGTGATCCGAGAGAATGGAGTGCCAAAGATTGTTAGGGGCAGCACGGGAACGTTAAGGGAAAATGGCGACCACTTGTCAGAAGAAGGCGATTTGCCTTATGCTCCACGCGACATTGTGGACTTGGGCGCATTGCAAGATAGCCAACAGCGCATCGACATGCCCAATGCGACGCTGTTTCGATGGACAGGCAATGGAGAAAGAGACTATGCCTTGTTTGTGCATGATGGCTATACGCCAAAGCTACTGGGCAGAGATTGCAGGCCAGTGCCAGGAAGGCCGTGGACTTTGCCAGTGCTGCTTAGAATGAGAACAACGATTGCCGAAACCAAAAAGCGGCGACTTAGAGGAGGCTGATTGTGCCTAACGCGGGATACGAAGTTTTATTCACTACCAATGCCCAAAAGGTAGAGCGGGAGATTAAAAGCCTGCATCGGCAAGTTGGAATGCCGATCGTTCCGAAGGTAGAGCGGGAGATTAAAAGCCTGCATCGGCAAGTTGGAATGCCGATCATTCCGACTGTTGACCTTTCGGAACTCAAGGCGCTCAATGCTGAGCTTGATCTAAAGCAACGTCACCTTCGCCAGACCATTGCGTATTTCAAGCAGAACCAGATCAAAGCGAGCATGGATTTGTCCATGCCTGCTCTTACGCCAGCGGCACTACAGAAAGCGCTGCCGTCTGCTGAAATCAAGAAAGTCGCTCAGCAACAAGCCAAGCAACTTCAGGACGCCTTTCGATCTGTTGGTGGGCAATCAGCAGTTATTGATGTTGAAATTAAAGACTTAAGCCCTGCGAGTATTGAGGTTGTCAGGAAAAGGCTCGTCCAGTTAACTCAGCTTACAAAGCGGCGGAGGACAGAGCTTGAGCAAATGGCCGCTGTTGCGCAAGAAAAAGGGATTGCCCTTCCAAGTTTGCAAGGTGTTGCAAAGCCAACAATTAAGCAATTCCAACAAGCCTTGACGCAAGGCTTCCAGGAAGCGGGAGATGATGCGCTTATTGGTTTTGTCAATAGCTTGGCTGCGGGGAATACAAAGGCGGGAAAGGCAGCGGCAGGTCTTGGCGCGGCAGTGCTGCGAGAGCTTAAACAAGTTCTCAGGATTCAATCACCGTCAAAAGAGACAGAAGAGGATGGGCGGAATGTCGTTGACGGACTGACCCTGGGTATCAGCAGGCAGGCCGACAAAGCAGTTCAAGCGGCCCGTAACTTAGCCAAAGAAGTGGCTGCGGCTATGGACCCAGCCAACATCCCGCAAGGCCCTCGGCGGCAGGCTGCTGCCGCAGCAATGCGCACACCGGACCTCTCTGGTTCGTGGTTCTCTCAACCTGCACCGCCGCGTCAGATCGCTGATCCATGGGCCGATGCTCCGCTTTCGAGAAGAGAGCGTGAAGCTCAAATGCGAGCACAATTAAAGGCTATTGGGATTGTGCATCTTGAGCAGAAAGCTCTTGATGACCTTGCTGCTTCCTACAATCGCGTAACCAATGCTAAGGCCAATACTGCTACGGCGGGTAATCAAGGAATTGCAGGGTTATTGCCTGCTGCTGGGCAATCTTCTGCGTCTCGGATGATTTCTGACGGCCTAGCTGGAACTTTCTTGCGGGCGCCAGACATTTCCAAGCTCAAGGCAGACGCCAAAAAGATTGAGGGAAGTAATCGCTCTTTACTTGAGTTAGGTGATCGTCTTGCCGCGACCACCATGCGGCCTGGATATTACCGTCGCGCCATTCGTCGGGTTGGCATTGAGAACTTGCCAGTTGACATTGTAGGGGCAGCGAATGAGCGATCCGAAAAGCCCGTAGAAGCGATGGTGAGGCGAATCATTGGCCAAAAGGGCGAATTGGAACGAGCGCTGGATCAAGCGTTTAAGTCGCCAGGGAAGGCGATTGCCAATAATGGGGCAAAGGCTGGAAAGGACTTTGCAGAAAAGCTTGCCGATGGTATTAACAGTGGTGTTGCCAATGTCGTAGCGGCGGCAAGGAGACTTTCTGGCCGACTGAACACCGCAGCGGGGGGAAGTGGTGCTGGTGGTACTGGTGGTGGAACGGGCGGGCGCGGGGGAGGCGGCGGAGGGCAAGGCCCGCAAGGTCCAGGCGACAGCGATTTACCCTTCCTCCCTGGGCGCAGACTGGGCGATGTGAGAGTGAGTGGCCGCAGGATTAAAGGCTTGTATAGCGAGCTACAGCAAATAGATCGACTAATTAACAAGACTCCCATTACAGACGATCTTTTCTCTAGGCTACAAGCTCGTGCCGGTGTTACCCAAGGCCAGATTGAGCGTGCTCAAAACATTGGGCAAGTGCAGCGACTGCGAACAAGCTCTGAGTTCTTTGAGGAAGGTTCGCTTATTCGTGTTAATAAGGCACTTCAAGCCTTGCAGATTGAGGCGTCTGAAATCAAGCCGAACACGAAAGAATGGAATGAATATCAAAAACAAATTGCCGCATTGGGTCGTCACCTAGAAAAGACTGGAGAATCCGCACGACTTATCTCGCTGAATGAGCTTAGCAAGTCAGTTCCCCAAGCTTCTCTTACTGCATTAAGCAGCAAGCTAGAGGCATTACGGCTTCAAGTGAAAGACTTAGAACCCAATACTGAACCTTGGCGAAGAATACAAAATCAAATCAATCAGACCACGCTGGCCTTGGAAAGGGCGAATAGAGCGGAACAGCGAAGCATGTTGATGGCGCGAGAGCAATCCGCCCCCGAAGGTTCAGTGGCGCAACTGCAAGCAAGAATTGCAAGGCGTCAAATGGTCTTGGAACGTCTCTCTCCAGACACGGCCAAGTATTCTGGCTTCTCCCGAAAAATCCAACAGGATGAATTGCGCGTAGAACGCATCACCCGCAAGCCTCTCACGATGGGAGAGAGGAGCGGCGCTGCGGCTGGCGCGGTACTGTACGGTGGTGGCCTTGCCGGAAGCCCGCTGAGCGCTGTTGGCGGTCTTGCTGGCGGTCTTGCTGGCGGCATTCCCGGTTCATTTACTGGTGCCGCTATTGGCCAAACGGCTGATCAACTTGTCGCCGCTGCCAGTGCCTCTGCCACCTACGCGGCTTCGTTGTCTCGCCTTAGGATTGCTCTTGCTGGCGTCAGTGGTAGTTTGGAAAACTACCAAGCCAACCTCAAGGCTATCAATAGCATCAGCAATACGTTTGGCATGAGCCTTGACAAGGTGATTCAGCCTTATACCAAACTGCAAGCCTCTGTGTTGGCGGCAGGCTATAGCGCACAAACTACAAAAGAAATCTTTGAAGGCGTTACTGCCGCCTCCATTGCAACTGGCGGTAGTGCAGAAGACCTTGAAGGCTCCATGCGTGCCGTTACGCAGATCTTTGCAAAAGGCACTGTCCAAAGCGAAGAACTTGTCGGTCAGTTGTCGGAGCGCATTCCGGGTGCGTTTGCTTTGTTTGCAAAGTTCAACAACATGAGTACGGCTTCGCTCAAGGAAGCATTAGAGCGAGGGCAAGTGGGGCTAGACAATTTCATCAAGTTCAACAAGGGACTACTTGAAACCTATGGGCGGTCGGCACGAGAAATTGCCAAAGGTCCTGAATACGCTGGGCAGCGTTTAGAGGCTGCCTTGAAAAGGCTCCAAGCCTCTGTTGGTGCAGCGCTTGCCCCGACTGGCGCCGCCTTTCAGGACTGGGCCGCTGGTGTTGTAGATGCCTTTGAGCGCGTCATCAAGAAAGCGCAAGAGTATAAACTGCTGAGCAGCCAACTTTCGCCCGGCGGCATTGTCGAAGAAATCTTGATAGGAAAGCGTACCGAGCAAAGCCTGCTTGATGACATCAAAAAGGCAAGGGCTCAACTTAAAGCAATGAAGGAAGAACTCAAGGCAACTACCCCTGGGCTTTCATACGGGCCTTTTGGTGTTATCAAGAGTCCCTACGATGTAAAGAAAAATGAAGTTACGGAAAAAGAGAAGCAACTTACCACCCTGAGCGCAGCGGAAGCAATGTTAAGGCGCCAAGAGGAACTGACTAGGAATGAAGCAAAAGAACAGGTCATAGCGGCGGCTGAGGAGCGCAAAAAGCAATTCGCCTCCTTGGCTCAAAGCTATGGCGAATTGATGAGCCAAAGAGACAAGGATTTAGCGCAAACCAGAAAGGATCACGAAAACGACTTGCAAGAATTGAGAAAGAATCATGCAAAAGAAATGCTTGATTTTGAGGACACGCTTGCGGAGGAGCGGCGATCCACTGAGCTTGAAATTGCAAGAACTCGTCGTAGTATTGAAAATGATGCCTATGACATTGCCGCGCAAGAGCAAATCTTACTGGCAAAAGCAAGAGGTGAAGATACCGCCGTCATGGAGAAAGAGCAAACTTTTAGGCAGCGAGTGCGTGCAGACAGGGAAGCAGTACTTCAACTAGAAGAAAGTCAGATCACAAAGCAGGAAAACCGCCAAAAAGCTCTTGATAAGATGCGTAAGCAAAATGCCGAAGAAATCAATCAACGGGCGGAAGCACATGCAAAGCGAATTAAGAGCATAGGCGAAGAATACGCAAAAAACGTGTCCAAGTTTCTCACAAAAGCAGCCGTTGATAGTGGGCAAACACTAGAGAAAACCACCCAAAGGATTACGCTGCAACACATTATGTTGCTCATGGCCACGCAGCGGGTGCAGGGCGGCCTACATCCTTACAAAGACGCTAGTGGCAAAATTGCCGACGAAATCCAGCGCCTACAGAATAAAATTGACGAATTAGGCGGCGACTTCAAGGCTTTTCGCTCGCCCGCCCCATCGGACACTTCACCCAAGCAACTGGGCCAAGGCGGCCCGGACATGCCTGACTGGGTAATAGCGCAGGCTCAAAACAAGCCAGTCCCTGAATCCTCAAAGTTGTACCCCGCTGACAACAGGCAATACACTCCGCATCCCTATGCTATTGCAGGGCGAGATGCCAGCGGAAGGCTAATCATTGGCCCTAGGCCAGGCGCGACTCCTCCGACGCCAGGGATGGAGCAAACGAGGGCCACTGATGCGCAACAACTGCAAAATGAAAAAGAATCACGGACCAGTGCTCGCACGAAAGACCTGATGCAGAGGTATAATGACTTGCTGGAGCCGCTAGTGCAAGCCAAGAAAACGACTGGCGAGCAAAATGATCTTATTGATATTCAAGCGGATCTTCTACATAGAGGTGTCAATCCAGCGCTGATTGAATCTCTATCTATTTCCATGCAGCAAGGCAGGCAAGCGAGAGAAGGGATTAGACAAGAGCAAGAAGACTATGCAAAAAAGTTGGCCAAGGGCGATCTTGACCAACAGCAATATGGAGAATTGATGCAGCTTGCAAGCAAGCTGAACGAGACACTAAAAGAGACGCTGGCATTGTCCGATCAAGAAATAGCCAAAAACAAGCAAATCGGAGTTGCACTTAGGACTAATCTGGATATAGCCCAAAGAAGTGCATTGTTACGAGCAGCACCTGGCCTGCAAACAAAAACAGCGGAATTGATGCTGGAGGGCATGTGGGATTCGGGGAAAGCCTCAAGGTTCGCCAAGGTTTTAATGAACCTAGAAGGGAATGAGCGCATTAAGGCTCAATTCACCAATCTTGGAGAAACACTTAATTCGACACTCGGAAATGCCATCGTGAATGTGACTGCAGATTGGGGTAATTTCTCTGAGGCGCTTCAAGACTCCGCAAAAACGTTACAGGATGCCTTCAAGCAACTTGCGAATGCAATCATTAACGAAATGACTCGCGCATTGGTCAACAAGGCTGTTGGGTGGCTTATGCGAGTTGCTGGTTTTGGGGCACCATTGGTGGGCGAAGGTCTTCGTGGCGACACCGGCATTGACTTTTCGCAGTTCATGCCTCGTGGCGACACCGGCATTGACTTTTCGCAGTTCATGCCTCGTGGCGACACTGGTATTGATCTGTCACAGTTTATACCTGGTGGCGACACTGGCATTGACTTTTCGCAGTTTATACCTGGCGGCGACACCGGCATTGACTTTTCGCAGTTTATGCTTGACAATCAAAAGGCTTTTAAGTTTGCCAATGGAGGAATTGTTACTGGCCCGACTCTTGGCCTTATTGGTGAGGGGCGCTACAACGAAGCCATCATTCCAATGCCCAACAATCGGGCAGTGCCAGTGGACTTAAAGGGAAGTGTCGGCGGCAATTATTCCACCTCCATTGCAGTCAATGTCAACAATTCTTCTACTGGCGCTACTGCCGAATCGCAAATCACTGGCGATCAAGGCAATAAGCTTGCTGGAGTGCTGGATAAAGCCGTCAAGCAAGCTATCCTTAGTGAACAACGGCCTGGAGGACTCCTATATCGCCAATGACGCTTGCTCCTAGTGGCATCATCAACGAAGCACGGAGTCTTGTTGAGGATACCCGCCTAGACCTTTTCATTATTGATGGATCTGCCGTGTTCCCTAGCGCCGGTCCCGCTATTCAGTATCTTGTCAGCCCTGAGCAATCTGGCGGCCAGACCATTGAATACGTGGACGATGGCGGCACACTTCGCACTTACCTTCCCGTGCCAATTTCTGCCGCTGGCTTTGAGCTAACTGGCAGTAACCGCCTCCCCTCTCCATCGCTCACGATTGCCAATGTTGACCGCGCTTTTACCGTTCTTTCGGAAAGCTACGATGACTTGCTTGGATTTCGCTTTGTGCGGCTTTCTACTTACGCCAAGTTTGTCCGTCGCATTGGTGGCGGAGCGGTACAGGGTTCCTATGATGCGAGTGCGCATCATGCGCCAGACGAATGGTACATCAATCGCAAGGCAGAAGAAACCAAATTAACAATCACCTGGGAATTGGCCTCTGTGTTCGACAATGAGGGGATAACTATTCCGCGACGACGCATCTATGCCAATTATTGCCCATTCGTTTATCGCGGTCCAGAGTGCCAATGGGCGGGAGCAGAGCCTGGCGGGGAATCAACCTGCAATAAGAGCTTAGAAGCGTGCGAGCGTAGGTTTGGAAATGCTGGGCTACGATTGCGGTTTGGGGGATTCCCTACGGCACAGGTTTGACCATGGAGATTACACCGACCATTCTTAAGGCCATTGCAGCACATGGTCAAGAGGATGCACCAAATGAGGCGTGTGGCGTGTTAGCGAATGAAATGGCTATCCCATGTATCAACACTTCTCCATGGCCAACCAAGCGCTTTGAGATGAATCCAACGGTTTGGCTTGATTATGACGTAGAGGGTTTTTATCACAGCCATCCAGAAGGAGAGCAAGGCTTTAGTGAGCAGGATTTGCAAATGGCCAAGTTCCTTGGTATTCCCTCCATCGTCTACATCGTTATCACTGATACAGTGGAGATACTTAGTGAAGACGGCAGTTTTTCACGAATTGAGGGAATCAGCCAATAATGAAAATTGTTCTAAAGGGCATTGCTGGCGAACGGTTTGGGGCGGAGCATAGCCTGAATGTACGCACACCGCAAGAAGCGTTGCAAGCCCTGTCAATTCTGGTGCCAGGTTTTCGCAATTTCTTAACAGTAAGCCATGAACATGGCATCTACTGGAAAGTATTGACGAACCATTGGGGGCAGGGCATTGAATATGGCCAACTGACCATGCAATGCAGCGAAATGGTGCTGGTGCCCATTATTAGTGGTGCAGCACCTGGAGGCTTCTTTGATAGCAGCCTAGGGCGGATTCTGACTGGCGCAGCACTCGTGGTCACGTCATTCCTGCTGGCCCCTGCAGCGGCTGGTACGGCTGCCACGTTAATCAAGAGCGGCCTATTCACGTTGGGTGGCTCCATGGTCCTCGGAGGCATTGTGCAAGCCCTCACGCCTGGAGTGCCGCAACGCAAGACCAGTAGCTCTGGAGAGCGCAAGGACACAGACGCAGTGGTGTTTGATCGTGCTGCTGATACCACGTCTCAAGGCGTGCCAATCCCCGTGCTTTATGGAAGGTACTTAGTGAGGAGTGCGCCCGTATTATCCTCTTATGTTTCAGATGACAATAAGGGCTATTGGCTGGGGCTGGTATCAGAAGGGCCAATCAAAGGCTTTGTTGGTGTTGGCCCCATCGCAGACAATGTTTATGTTAATGGCGCCAGATTTTCTGGCTTTGCTGGCTACAACGCGCAGTTTGTTGACGGCAATCAATCTTCCAGTGGTGATTACATTACGCTGGTCAAAAGTGCTGGCTTCCACATTCCAGTGCAGCAAGACTTTGTGGCGGGCAATTATGCACCAACTGTTCGCAGTTTCACTCAAAAATACGCAGATCGAATCAGGCTTAGATTTCGCTATGGTCCGGTGTATGCACAAGTTACGCGAACTACTGGTATTAACACCAACAATGATGTTGTAACCAAGATCTCCTACTTGCCCGTCAATGGCAGCAGCGACATCACTTGGACGCCCATTGGATGGAATGTCAAACTACTTGCAAATGGTGTGCCATTTAGGGATGATAACTATTACGAAGCCGGGCCAGCTTTGGCCACTAAGATTCGCAACATTTCGTATGATTGCACGGGACGGGACATGCCAATCTCATTGTCAGTGCAGCGCATTGACACTCCAATTCCCGAAGGACAGGAAACTAGCATCACCACTGGCAAGACCAGTAGCACTCAAGTCAACCTGACCAAAGGAGATTTTCAATGGGTGAGTGCTGATGTGGAATGGGACGAAAGACTGCTGTATCCCACGTCCGCATTGTTGGCACTGGAGTTCAACACAACGGACTTTACCAGTATTCCGCAAATTGGCATCTTGGCCGAAGGGCGCATTGTTCCCACCATTGATTCCTCTCTCAACGTTTCATACGAATACAGCAATAATCCGGCCTATGTACTGCTGGACTTACTCACTAATCCTCGCTTCGGCCTTGGTGGAAGGTCTTATACACTTGCTGGCACTGGAACAGTAGTGAATCAGCCTGGCATCAAAATGACTAATGTGAGCTTGGCCGCATTCAAGAAGGCTGCTGACTATTGCGACCGCAATAACGTACGCTTTAATGCCTATCTAGATAGTGATGCCGATTCCTATGAAGTGGTACAGAATGTTGCATCAATGTTTCAAGCGCAGGCTTTCTATGCTGGCAATTCCATTTTCCCGACCGTTGATGATGTGGTCAATGATGAAGACTTTAGGTTATTTTCTGAGGCCAATGTCCTGCAGGAGGAGAGCGATGGTGAAATCACAACTCCAGCATTCCGCTATGAAGGCACTGCAAGAGCGGCGCGGCAAACTGCCGTGCAGGTTAGCTACAACGATGAGCGCGACTTCTTTGCTGAAAAGAAAGTATTGGTGGAAGATCGTGAAGCTATTGCCCGCTATGGCTATCGCCTAACCGAAATCCGGGCATTCGGAGCCACCACAATTCAACAAGCCGAACGAGCGGGCAGGTATTTTCTGGCCACCAATTTGGCCAATGGTGAAACCGTATCGTTTTCGCTGTCCAGTGAAGGCGCTTTGCTTTTGCCTGGCGACCCCATTTTGATTGCCGATCCATTGAAGCATGGTTCTCGTCTTGGAGGGCGAATTATTAGCGCCACGGCATCTTCAATCGTCATTGATGGCGACTTGCCAGGTGGACTTACGGGCTATAACCTTTGGACCTATGGCAGCACTGGCGTAGCACAGCGCGTACCTGTTGCGTCAATCGTTGACCGTACGATCACTACCACCCAGCCCTTTCCATTGCTCCCTACCCCGCAGCAGAATTGGCTCATTGCTCGTGATCGTTCTGACGCAATGTTTAGGGCATACAAGGTGCAATCCGTTAAGGAAGGCGCCGGCGGGTCCTATGACGTGGTGGCAATTCGATACGATGAGGCCAAGTTTGATTATGTGAACAATGGTCAAGGTAGCCCAGCATCGGCGCAACGTGCTGCACTACGTCGCCACGATACGGACAACCTTGCGATAGCAACAAACGACATTAGCTTTACGATCAAAGCACAATGAAAACAGTCACGATCACTTGGCAGCCTCCATCGTTCCTGCCCTACACGGTCCTGTCCAATGTCATGCCTGGCGCAGTGTGGGCTGCAAGCACTGCAGATCCCAGGATTGGTAGTTACATTGTTGAACGTCGCTATCGACTGAGTGATGATTTTGAACGAGTAGGCGAGGTGACAAGTCCTTCTATTGACATCTCATTAGAAGATGCCTACGAATTGCAGGTAAGGGTGCAGACCGTGTTGGTGAATGGAGATAAAACCAGTTTTGCAACGACTGGCTTGCGGCCTATCATGGGAATGGAGGCTTTGTTTAAGGAGCCTACCAACGTCTTTCTATTGGCCATTGTCTAATGACTGCTGTTCTTTCACTGGGCGTGGAATATGGCCTGACCGTAAGGAAGGAATATCAAGCGCGTGTTTTTACGATTGCGCAATCGTCTGGCACCACTCCGGCAGAAGTGTTCAAGGAGGGACGGCAATACGAAATCAAAACCGTGCCAATTCCTGATGCGGCAGCAGTCAAGTTGGATGAGCAACTGGCGGCGTTGAATGGCGGGCTGTTCGTATCCCAATTTTTCATGGACGAAGTGCCGTATTACTACCGCCTTGATCCTGATGAATGGTCGTGGCAAACGATTGGACCGAATGCAAACATTGTCTCTTTCGCCGCAAAACGATATTTTCCTGAAGCCTACGAAGTGACAGTACAAGGTAGCGCTACGCTGAGGATAAGGCGTGCCGGTTTTGGGGATGGCTACGAGCAAATCAGTAGCGATGGCATCAATCCGAGAGGGCAGGCCTATGAGATTACTACTGTCCCACTAATTGAAAGCCATGCTCAAGCCCTTGATGCTGCACTGTCCAGTCTTAATGGCTCTTATTTCTGGAGCCGGATTGGCAGCGACACTCAGCCTTGCAAATACCGTCTTGATCCTTTCTCCTGGAATACCGGCTATGAAGGCCCCAATCGCACCAGTTTTACTTTTAAGGTGAAGCGAGCTTTTGACCCATAGGCTTGTTACAATCAGCATTGACAGTGAAAGATTATGCCTCCTCTCTACGGTCGTGATGCCAACGGCAATGATGCCTATATCAATGCGGCTGGGAGCGGCACGGCAAGTTCTCCGTATTCCACGGTGCATGATGCCGTGGCATTTGGCCTGCTGAGCGCTCAAGTTGATGGTGCGGCCAGCGCAGACGTAGTGACAGCCGTGAGCGGCTACAAGGTGCGAGTGCTGGGACTGGCCCTAACGGCTGATGCGCCGTGCTCTTTGCGGTTCCAGACGGGCGGAAGCGGCAATCTGACTCCACGGTTGCGAGTGCCTTCGGGCGGTACCGTCACCATCAGTAACGACTTGGGGCTTTTTGATACCACGGCGGGCGACAAGTTGAACGTGGTACTGAGCGGTGTTGCCAATTATGGCGTTCTTTGCACCTACCGCTTGATTTGATTATGAGCACCTTCCTGCCATTGCGGGACATTCCGCAAATTGACATTACGCTGTTTGAGCGTGATTACTTTGATGGCATTGGTTTTGTGTTGCAGGATGACAATGGAGACCCTATCGACCTTTCCAGTGCCACAATTTGTGCCTCAATTTATCAAACTACGGCTTCTGGAACCAGCAGCATTGTCACGTCGTTTAACGTGCAAAAGGAGGAGCCATTCACAAATGGAGCCTTGAACCTGTGGCTTTCGTCGGCTCAAACGCAGACCGTATGGTCAGCCTATCAAGGTTACACGACTGGCAACTACCACTTGTTTGTTCCATCGGCTTATGCCAATGAGCAAAGCACAATGGAGCAAACCAACTTGACTTGGGACTTGCGAATTGAGGTGCCGGAGAAGGCGGCAGATCTTTTGGCCGTTGCTAGTGGTGTTTTTACAGCACAAACTGCGCCACGCATCGCCTCTACAGATCGTTTGGCTTTTAGCGGCACCACATCCTCGGGACTGAATTGCAACTTCACCACTGCGAGCCCATTGTACTCTGGGGCCACAAGTGTCAGCCAAGTGTCTCCCTATCGCTTTACCATTGCTTCTCTTTCTGGTACCACGAATAGTGCATTGGGCGGAGCTTTGTATAAGCTGAAGCAAGACACGGTTATAGTGGGAAAGATAGTGGTCGCACAGACCGTCTCTAACTGTTTTGCATAACCATGGCTGATTTGAGGGAAGGCATTAGCGTTGTCACGGTAGGAAGAACGACGCCCATCCCTCCAGGGCCTCAGCCTGCCGCCAAGAGCCTTCCGGTGGTGCTGGCCACGGACACTGAGGCTGTGCCAGTGCGAGTGGCGAACCAGCAGATCACAGAGGTTTCGCTGAGTCTGCTTGGTGTCCCCCGCTCAGAGGTGGCGCTTGGAATCTTCGCGGACGTGACCACCTATGACATTAACCAAAACGAATGGCAGAGCCGAGGTGGACTTGGCACCATTGCGAGCGCAGGAACCACCACGCATATTCCCGCTGAAAGCGCAGCCAAAGTTGCCTGTAGCGCTGCCACGACGCCACGCAATCAACTGCTGAGCAGCAAGCGCTTCTTCCGCTATCAGCCTGGCCGTGTGAGTAGCTCCACGTTTGGCGTGAGGATGACGATTAGTGCCGACGGTGGTGACATTAAGAAGTGGGGATCATTTGACAGCAATGATGGTTACTACTTTGAAGTGCAGGGAGGCTCACAGACTGGCACCGATAAGGAGACAAACTTTTATGTGGTGAGACGAACAAGCGCTTTTGCGTCTTACTCAACACTGGCGCCCAATACTGCCGCTGGAGAGATTGGCACGATTGGCAGCAGCCTGGTCATCAAGCGTGATGGTCTCACCTATGTTCATGCAGGGCTCTACGACGAAAGCCTGCGAGTGGCTGGCGGGACTGGCGGCAGCACCATTGAAACAGGTTCTGCATTGTCCTTCTCTGTGCCTGCAGACTATCGCTACACCTATGAGTATCGAGTACCACGAAAGTATTTCTCCTCTGACCGCATGGACGGTCTTACCAGCACTCAATACTATGCCGACGAAGTGCCCGGCAAGGCATCGTTTGGCCTGACGTTTGGTGGCACGGCTAGCGCACCAATTCCGAATTACACCAATGGCGACGTGGTGGAAGATGAGGATGGCAATGTAGTTGCCGATGAATCGCTCTGGGATTTGAACTTCTCACGAGTGACCATGTATAAGATTGAATACTCGTGGTACGGTGCCGTTGGTGCCAAGTTTCTAGCCTATGTTCCCGACAAGGACGATCCGTCTCAGGCGCGATGGGTGGCCATTCACCACCTTCGCGTCAGCAACCAAATCATCACCCCGAGTCTGGGTAATCCCACTCTGCCTCTGAGTTACTACGTTCAGAAGCAAAGCAGCGCCAATGAAGTAGCGTTGTTCAAGTATGGCGCAAGTTACTACATTGATGGTGGCGACAAGGGGACTATTGTTGCTCGTTCCATCGCTAATTCTGCCGACCGCGCCATTACGGTATCTGGCGAAGCGCTGATTGCGTTGCAGGTTAAGAATGCCATCAATTCCATTCGCAATCGGATGCAGGTATATCCCACTCGACTGAGTGTAGGGGTGAATGGAAGGGCCGTAGTTTCGCTGGTCAAGAATCCAACGCTCGTGTCCGGCGTCCCAACCTTTACTAGCGCCAATGCTTTGAGTCCAATCAACACTTTCATAGGCACCAGTGTTCCGATCGTAAGTGGCGGCACAACTGTTGCCACGTTCTATGCAGGCGATGGAGGGAACGAATACGACCTTTCGCCTTATTTTGCGTTTAACAAGGACTACCTTTCTTTCCCATTGGCTGCCACTTCTGGCGATACGCTGTATGTTTTTGTTCGTGGTGCTGCGGCTACCATTAGTGGCAGTGCTGCTATCACTTGGGAAGAGCAGGTGTGACTGTTTCGGGGTACTACCAAATTGCAGAAGATCAGCAGCCAGCAGGCTATGGGCTTGTTGACTCTGAACTGATTGACTTCACCACGGGCGATACGCTTATCGACTTGGACGATGGCCTGCCGCTAACTGGAGACACGCAAGAAACTGTCATTAGCGCATCTGGAGCTTTTCCGGTAGCCCTGATGAACAGTGCTGCCATTCCAGTGGAGGTGGTGAACCAGTCGGTTAGCGAGGTGGAGATTGGCCTGCTGGGTGTCCCTAGGGCTGAAACGGCACTTGGCATTTTGGGACTGGTCAACACTTATGGCTTGGACCTGACTTTATGGGGGCTTGCGCCAGGCGGTCTATCGCTGTATCAGTATTTCCGCGATCCAAACACTTGGACTTTTCAAGTGAAGGATGGCATTGAGTATGGCTGGTTTGCGCGACACCTTCCCAAGGAAGCGGCTTTACAGGTTTATGCTTTGCCTCCAGAGAAGAGCTACGAATATCTAGAAGATGATGGTACTGGCCGGTATCCTGGAGGCTACACCGATGGGGTGATTACAAACTACATTGAAAGCAAGCGCACGTTCAGGTATCAGCCCGGTCGGATTACTGGTGTGACGATGGGCGTACGAATGTCCACTGATAGTAATTGGCCTGGAGAATCCATCTCTTGGGGGTGCCGCAATTCCTACGGCGATGGCTATTACTTTAGGCTGGACAAGGGTACTGATTTGTATGTGGTCAGGGAATCACCGGGCTTGCCAACACTTGTAGTACCAAGAGAACAATGGAATGGCGATCCTGTCACTGTTGAGGCTGGCGATACGGGGTGGAATCTTGACGTGTCAAAAGTGACAATGTTCAAGATTGAGTTTGGCTGGTATGGCGCCATTGGAGCCACCTTGTTCGCCTATGTGCCTATTGACCATGACAATGCACGATGGGTGAAGTTACATTCATTTAGAGCAGAGAACCAGAACACTGTACCGAGCCTGAGAAGTCCGTATCTGAGGATTTTTATTCAGGCAACACAAACTGCTGGTGCAAGCACTCCGGCCTTCGTTAACTTGTACGGTAGTAGCGTCTACATTGATGGTGGCGATGATGGCACACTACAAACCGCCAGTGCTTCAACACCAACAGCAGCAACAATCACCAATCAGGCTCGTTCAATTATTGGCCTACTGCCTGCCACTAGGATCAATGACATTCCGAATCAGAAAACACTATTCCCGACATCGCTATCATTTTCCTCCGACTTGCCAGCCAGGCTTGATCTGATGGTCGTGAATCCTGGAATTGGCAATAGTGAAAGCTATGGCTATGGCCATGGTACGACGATTAGCCGCCCTGCTGCAAGTGGCTTTGCAGTGGTGCGCACTAACGCCACCACGTTGACTGGTGTAATCCCCACTGGCCTACCATTTACGCCAGCCACTGCCCATGGCTATTTGTATTCTGGCTATCCAGTGAAAGTGGTGGCTAGTGGGCTGAACAACTATTTCGCCACTACGCTAAACGCTACAACGATTGGCACCAACCGCAATGTACCAGCAGGCACCACATCTGTTGCTTTAGCCGCTTTTGACGCCTATGCCATTGGCAATAATGCTGAAATTGTGAGTGGCGATGGAGTGGACCTAGGGGGTTCTAGGCAATATACCGGCAAGCTCTACTTCACTCGACCCAGCGGCAATACTGGCGGCATCTATTGGCGTCTTGGGCTGTGGTTAAATGCCAGTGGCACGTACCTGCCTGGAGTGTCCACTGTTTCTTGGCTCGCCACGGCTTTCCCTGGCATTGATTACACGCTGTCTGGTGAAGAGATTGGGGAAGTGGCATTGCCGCCAGAGACTTTCCGGCAAGTTAGCTTTTCGATTGTTGAAAGTGGAGGAGTGGCGACTGTGCGGGGACGACTGTTCCGACAGTTGGCTGCGTCTCCTCCTCCGGTTACGATTACAGGCTCACCATTTCCTATAAAGGTCGTAGCCGAACTCTACCCTGGCTCTTCACTGAGCGACGTGGTTCTGTCTATGGCTGCCATGCCAGACGGCTACTTAGGGCTGGCCGGAGAAGATTTCGCCAATGCCTATGATCGCTTTGCTGTGGTGCCAGGATCAGGGCGAACTTTAGCCATTTCGGGCTGGACGACAAGTGGCAATATCACTCAATCCGCTGTTGGTGGAGCCAATTATGTTGCCAACAAGTTTGAAACGCCACTAAATCTTCCCTTGACTGGCGCCCTCGTGGACCTGCAAGGGCGCCGCACGCCCTACAGCCTCTCTTCCATCGCATCGTTCTTTGCCGCCAGTGGAGAGAGCCGTACTGTGCCATTGTCGGCTTATTTTGGCCCGGATAAAACATTCCTTGCTGGCGGTGCTGACACTCCTTATGGCCTAGGGGCATTGTTCGTTGTGGCATCTGCGAGAGTGTCAGGCCAGACTGGTAATGTATTTGCATCAATTAACTGGAGCGAACAATGACACTTCCTGGCTTGGTTCGAGCTAACAATTTATCTGACCTCACGAATGTCAGTGAGGCGTGGGACAATCTAGCCCAAGATCTTGACTATTCATACAATGCGCAGAGAGCCAATTACGTTAACAATTCTGCCGTAATTCGACAGGACGAAAAAAGTAACGTAACAGTGGCACAAGCCAGTGGTATTCCATTGAGCCATGGCGGGCAGTATGTCTACAAGATCACAGAACAGGCTGGCACTGCGATTCCTTTTCCGTTTGGCTATCTTCGCGCTGCGGCAACAAGTGCAAATTACGCAAACCTTGACTGGCGACTCAATGTAAGCAATGGGCCAGTAGTGGGATCAATTTTGCTTAAGGCAGGCACGCATAGCTTTGTTGGCATGGCGTTGCGACCTGGGAATGGTGGCAACTTCTTCAAGGACACCAACTATCCCTTTTTTGGTATTGACTTGCTTACGGGCAATCGCCAAGATTGCTTTGGTACCGGCAAGCCCTATGAAATCATGGGAGCCGTAGAAGAGGAGGACGGATGGTGGCGAGTGTCCATGAGCAGCATTTGCCAGCAAGCGTATGGCACTGCTTCGATTGACTTAATCTTTTTGCAGCAGGGCAATTTAGCAGTGGTGCCCAATGCGTCATCCACTGATGGCAGCAAGTTCTTTTATGCGGCATTGCCACAGATTGAAACTGGCCACGAACCATCGCCAATCATTATCACAGTCAGTGAGCAGCCAGTATCACAAGCGACTGTTGCAACGTCGGCCAGTGGCTTGAGCTTTGGTGGAGAGGACATTAGTGCCATTCGTGGTCTAAGCAATGTTGGCACCACCAATCTTTTGCTGGCATCATCATTGCTCAGAGCAGCGCAACCACGCATTAGTCAACTTCAAGCGTCAGGCCAAGCGGCAGTTGCTTCGGGGGCTAATTGCCTGCCCATTGTTTCTCCGTCGTCTACTGGCAATTACGTCGTCAGCGGTCTTGTCGCCAGCGGCTATAGCGTCAATGGAAATGCAATCAATACCGTATCTGTTAGCCCTTTGTCTGGCACAACAGCCACTGTGCCACTGCAAGTTGATGGCCTCATTCCTCAGGCATGGAAGGCCGATACAGCATTTGCGTCAGGCAGTCTTTCGTCGCCAAGTCTTGCAATTCCCATTGAGTATGATGGTTTTTACGTGGCCATCGTTGTGGGGCAAGCATAATGGCAAGACGCTATGGACTGAGAGCCAGTTCTAATCTTGCAGACGTTGCCAATAATACGCTTTGCGTTGAAAATCTCAACCTTCGTATTGCTGACTTTGTTTCTATTGCTGGCATCAGCGCTACTGGCGTTACTCCTAGCGATTTCGCTGCACTGCAGGGGCTTCGTGCGCCACTAGAGGCTCAGATCACGGGGTTCGCCCCTATTGCTGCAGCGCTTCTATCGGGACTGGCCTTGAAAGCCCTGCGGACTGGAGATTACATCAGTGGCACGCTCACCGTTAATGGGATTGTCTCTGGGGACCGGGCCTTCATTCGCACCACTGGCAGTGGGGCTGTCTACAGTGCTGCATCAGGGAGTTTCTTTTCGCCCATTAGTGGCAGTACGTTTTCCGGCGGTGGCTTTTACCTTTCTGGCCCAACACGGATTAGCGGCCTCAACACTGGCAGTGGCTTGGGCAACTACACTGGCACCACTTTTTCATGGCAGCCTCATTACGAAGACTACAAAGTGTATCAGCGCATCACCAATAGCTCTGACACTCTTTTCGCTATTCGCACCAAACTGCCTCCTCCGACTGTTTTTAGTGGCTGCCAACTGTGGCTTGATGCTGAGAAAAGTTCGGTTTCGTACTTTGCGGCCAATCGGATTAGCCAATGGAATAGCCTGATTAGTGGTGGACCAAGCGCAGCGCAATTAACAAGCGGCAATGCTCCGTACTATCTGGTTTCTGGCATCGTTGACAGCGGCATCCTGAAACCCGGCATCAACTTTACTGGCACTGACTTTTTCTCCCTAAGTTCACTTGGCGGATTCTTTCCCGATGGGGCTACGGTTGTCATCATGGCCCAAGTTGAAGATGCAGACTACTGCTTGTTAGGTAACAACTCAAGCAATGCCGGACGTTGGCGCACCACTTCGGGCAATGGCACTTGGCCGCTATTTTGCGCTTCGCCCATTGATCGCTTCCCTGCAGTTATGCCTGCCAATGGAACATTTGTGTTTGGTATTAGAGCATCACAAGCCTACGGGTTAGAAATTAGGAGCAATGGACAGCGGTTAGATTATGCCTCCCCATCAGGTTTTGAATATCAAGCCAGTGGAGAATACCTGCTAGGTACTGCTCCTGGTGGCGCCGGACGTTTCGGGGGAAAGGTGTTCGCCGTGGTGGCCTTTAATCGAGTGCTGCCAGATAGGGAATTGCGCACCGTGGAGGAGTATTGCCTGTGGCGCTATAATTCAGTCTATAACCCTGATGCCACGCAAACTTTGCAGTTAGAGGATGGTTCCTTCCTGCAACTTGAAACTGCATCTGGTACCACTGATTTCGTCGTAGATCTAGGCTGATGACAAAACTGAGCCAACTAGCAGTGATTTCCGGCTCGGCATTAGCCGATAACGACCTGCTGTTTGTCAATGATGTAAGTGATGCGTCATTACCGAGCAAGGCTTTAACGATTAGCGGCCTGAAGCAAGCGATTGCTTTGGCTTTTGTGGGCACCAATCCTGAGGACATTCCCCTCAATCAGCATCTTGGCGATCTTGCGTTTCTTGACACCTTCCAGCCCACGATTGTTAGTGGCCTTAACGTAAGCTCTGACGTAGCCTCTAGCGGTGTTCGCACAGCCACCTTCACTGCCACTAATGCTCCAGGGGCTTCTAACGTCGTGGTAAGGCAATGGTTGCCAGTAGTGATCACTGGCGTCACTCATTACCTTCCATTGTTTGCTCCTTAATGCCTGCTGGTTATCCTACGGTTAGGCCACTGCAAATGCTTGATTACGCAAATCAAGCAAACATTGACTCGCGCTTTGTTTTTACGCGATCTACAACTGGCTCTTACGTTGATGCTTCTGGCATTCAACAAGTTGTCGGAGTCAATGAACCGCGACCATCGTACCATCCGCTAACGGGAGCCTATCAGGGCTTGCTACTGGAAAGCGCAGGCACCAACTTGCTGCCATGGAGCAATGACATTACAGCATCTGGCTGGTATTACGCTCCGCAAAATGGCGCTATTGGTTCAGGGTACACGGGCATTGGGGGGCTTCCCACGGCTTATCGTGTTGCGGAAGGCAGTGTACCTGGGACATGGTTTATTGCCACTTCTGTTGCCATTAGCGGCCAAACTAATTATGGAGTATCGGCGTTTCTGAAAAGCGATGGCGTGAGCCGTGGCTATTTGCAGTTTGTTGGTGTTGATGCAAGCGGAGTGGTGAAAGGCAATGTGGTGGTTTATTTTGACCTACGCCGAGAGCTTGTATTCCCAGAAAACTATGGCGTCAACACAGATACAGCGCTGCTAGAAAAACGCAAAAATGGGTGGTTTCGCGTAGGGGGAACTGGCCCAATCGCATCCGGCGCGGTACTGGGAGTAGTGAACTTAGTGCTGCAACGTGACGATGGAAGCCTATTTTATCAAGGGAATGGACAAGGCTTGCTGACGGATGGTTTTCAAGTGGATGCCAATGGCAGCAATGCCTACATTTCTTCGTTCATTGCCACGTCAGGAACGGCTCTTACTCGCGCTGCAGATGCCATAACAAGCGCCAGCAATCAACTTGATGATTGGTACGTTCAGAGCGGAGCCACTTTTTATCAAGATGCCTTGGTACTGAATGACGACTTTTATGGCAGTGGGCGTTACATTTTTCAAGCACTTGCAGTCGCCACTTCAGCAAGAGCAGAATTACGTATTAACGCTGCCTCCAATGGAGCGCGAATCGCCGGAATAGTCGCTAGTGGAGTTGTTGCTGATTTTTCGATTGGTTCTTTTGCTCCTGGCAATGGCCTTGAATCATGGGAAGCGCCAGCATCAGGCTCCGGGACAAGCCGAACCATTGCCACTCGCTCTGCATTTAGCTTTTCTCCATCGGGACTTTTCTTGGCCTTTAATGGCCAATCTGTTACAACGTCTGGCCTTGTTCCATCTGGCGTTAATCGACTTAGCTTACAGCCCGCTAATGCCGGGAAAGTTATTCTACGTCGTGCTACCATCTACCCATTGCTCACCAATAGTGAGGCGCTACTGTTAACACAATGACAAGGGGACTTGTACGAGCCAATAATTTTTCGGACTTGACCGACAAGGATCAGGCCGTTACAAATCTCGGCCTATCTTCCGTTGATTATGCCGCCTTAAAAGGACTCTATACCACGGCAGGAATTGATTTTGCCGTGATTGGCGAGATTGGCAATAGCCAAGGCAACTATCAAGCACAACTCGATGGAGTGTCCAGCACGTTTTCTGGTATCGTCCTGTCAGGTTATGTTAATCGCTCTGGCAATAGCGCCATTACTGGTAACTGGTCCCATAGTGGCATTATTGATATTGTGAGCGGCCTGCCCAGCGGTTATCCAGCCTCAACAGACAGCCTGTTTTCCCTTTCCATTGAAAACGGAGAGGCAGTTATTGTTGCGTCCGGATTGATTGCAAGCGGACTATCGTATAATGGAGTGAGACAATCAAGCTCAACCGTACAACGAGCACTTCCACCAAGCGGCTTTAGTCCATTGCATTTGATTCCTTTACAAGTTGGTGGCCAAGGGTATTTCGCGGAAGCGGGAGAAAGCCCTAGCTTTCATATTGCCCCGGCTCGACTTGGCCATGCTCTTGACCTTGTTACTGGCAATTTGATCGGCACCTACAACTCAGCATCCCCGGCTATGGCCGTCGGTTCCGACGGGCTGCTGTTCACCCCAGCAGCGAATGCGCCGGTCATTGAATACAACCCCGTGACTCGGGCGTGCCTGGGAACGAGGATCTGGGGGGTGGTGACGAATCAGATCCGCAACAATACGATGGTCGGCGCGGCAACGGGAATACCGGGAACGATGCCGATTAACTGGAGCGATGTCCCGACCAGCAATGGATTGAGTCGGCAAATTGTCGGGATCGGAACAGAGGCTGGAATCACCTACATAGCCATCCGATACTCTGGAACAACAACGGCAACGGCAAGCACCGTTCTGCAGCCTGAATTAAGCGCCGTTGTTGTAGCCGCAACCGGTCAATCATGGACTGCAAGTTCATGGCTTGCATTAGCTGGCGGCTCAGCGAATGGACTGACAATAGTTCAACGGGTTACCGGCCGCTCCTCTGGCGGTAGCTTCCTTGAGAACACTGATACAACAATAACGCCGAGTTCGACACTGACTCGCTATGCAGCGTCAAAAACAATGACGAATGCGTCAACATTAAGAGTTTCCTGCGACATTGTCCTTTCCTACAACTCTGGCGCCGCCATTGACATCACCCTCCGCATCGGCCTGCCTCAGCTAGAGCAATCGGCAACCATGGGGCCAGTGGTGCCGACGTCAGGACTTATCGCCAGCAGCACCGCCGATGTGTGGTCAATCACGGGCGCGGATTTCAACAGGATCTACAATCAATCGGCGGTGACGTTCTACTTTGACGGATCCTACGTTCAGGCCGGCCCCTCATCGTTTCCCAGGATGATTGCCGCAGTGGGATCAAACCCTAACACTGATGAGGTTAGTATTTATGGCCGCGTCAATACTGGCAGTGGGGATGGTCGCTTTTACGGCAGTTCTACAATTGCTGGGACAAGTCAATTCACGCTTGGCGAGTTCACATCCCCAGTGATGAATAGCGGCAAAGCGGCGGCGGCTTTCGCCTTGAATGATGCCGCTATGTTCGACGGCCAGGTGTTAACGACTGACAACACCGGGACTCTGCCAGTAGCGCAGGAGCTACGGATTATGGGCCAAGCACGTTTTCAGCCAATGCCCAACGGCTACATCCGCGAGCTTGCAATTTTCCGCAGCCGTCGGCCTAACGCCAACCTCCAGGCGCTGACAACATGAGCCACTATTTCACGCTACATTTTGCCTCAGAAGAAGACGCCATTCAAGCCGTGGCAGGCTTAAACTTGCTGCCATTGGAAATAGTTGATGGCGCTACAACTGAACTGCCAGACTCAATAGTCATCTCTCAAGCCGGAGGGCGCTTGCGTGGAGCGGCTCGTATCATCTCTGGTGTTGCCATTCCCGGCGAATACAACCCAGAAACTCAAGAGGAAATGAAACCGCCTATTCCTATTCCTGGTACGTTTGTGGATATTGTCCTCAACCGCAACATCCTCCCATCACAACTCAAGCCCTATCGCGTGCCTTATGGCAGTGCAGGACACGTTTGGGCTAATAGCACGATGGAGGAAGGGGCATGCCCCCCCCTCTTGCCTCGGCTAACATAAACAAAACAGGACTTGCATCATGCTTCGCATTAGGAACGGGGAACAACTGGAGCGTCAGTTAATGACCAGCGATGGTCAAGAGGCGAGAATCGCTTTTAGTCGCCCTGGCACTACTTTCACTTATTCTGGCAACGTTGTTGTTGGCTCTACGGCATCTGGCGTATTTGAAGTGGTGACGAGCGGCGAAGCGAACATGAGCTTGTTCGTGACCAATGCTCGCGTAAAAATGGTCCGTAGCGGTGTGCCATCGGGGTATTCGGCAATGCGACTGCATTGGTTCAATGCTGCACCATCAGGTATTAACGATGGATCGGCGCTAGTAGTTAGCAGTGGCGATAGTGAAAAGTACAAAGGCTACAGCGACCTCATTGGTGTAGTAGATTTGGGGCAAACGATTGTATCTCAAGGCGCTTTGCTGAATAAGCAGATCTTGCTCAACAGTCCTTCGGTGTGGCTGGCCCTCACTCCTGGCACGGTGTTTGCTGCAGCCTCTGGTACGCCTTATCAAGTGGAACTTGACTACTTTATAGTTTGATGGAAGATCAATACTGGCGGTTTGCTACTGAGTCGGAAGCCATTGGCGCTTTAATGCAAGCCAGGATTATTGCTAGCGGCTCTACTGCCGCCACGGTTGGCGTCTTGGATTTTGTGGGGACGATTGCTTATGGCGGAAAGTTTGACTACGAAGCTCGACGTTTGACTTCCCCTCCATTGGCCTTTTCTGGCTATCACGTTAATTATCGTGGGCCAGTCGTAGCAGGTCTCGCTAAGTATCGCGTGTTTCCCTCTGCTCCATCGCGGAAGTTTGCATAATGGAACCAGCCTGCTTTCCAATTACCATCACTCAAGGCGCCACTTTTGATTTGGAAGTGGCGTGGCAAGATTCCAATGAAATTGGCATCAACATGTCAGGCTGGACGCTAAAAGCTGATCTTTACAATCGCCTTGGCACGCAAAAGCTCGCCTCCTTTGTTTTGCCATGGTCCAATCAGGCCAGTGGTATTTTTAGGCTCACCATGGCAGCCAGCACTACAAGTGGCATTACTGAAAACGGCCAATACGATGTTTTTGCCACTGATCCATCTGGGCGAGTGTATTGTCCCCTGGAGGGCTCTGCCCATCTCAATCCCAGCCTTTCGTTTCGGCCATGACCATCATTGCTAACGTTACAAACAACAGCGTAGTATTGCGGGAGCCAGGGCCTGCTGGCGCTCAAGGGATACCGGGATCCAGCGTTAGGTATCAAGCGCAAATTATTCACCTTCCCATTGTTACAATTTCCGGCATAGTGCAAAACGTTTATAGCCCAGTGGCTATGAGTGGTACGTTTGACTCAGGGGTGGCCAGTGGTATTGTTGTAGGATCAGGCTTTAGCTTGCGCAATAACACTAACGCCACACTCATTTTCAATGCTAGTGCAGTAGCGGAAGCCACTGCTAACAACAACGAAAACCTAGGCTTGCGCCTCACTAAGAATGGTGTCACCATTGCCAATAGTGAAACCAGTGCTCACGTTAGCAATTCGAGTGCTGCGTCTTTGCTGATTGTCCCATCCTTTTACTTGGAGCTTGCCCATGGCGATGAAGTAGGATTGGCCGTGACCAATTTTTCGGCTAACGTCAATATCAGCCTGCAGCGAACACGGCTAACCCTTAGCGTTTAATAGTCCCAGCGCACGCGAGGACGACCGGGCCTAATGCCAAGGTGGACAAAGCCTTTCGGCGCACCATAGCCCAGGCTGTAAGGCCAGTTGCTATCGCACCAATCTTGCACAGCGTAAATACTCTTGCCAGTCACGAGGAAGTCCACGGCGCCAGTATCCGGGGCATCGTATAGATGTTCAGACTGGCTGGCTCCTCCGACGGCACGATTGATGGCCAGAGGGCGATAACCTGATGTGATCTCGATGGGCGCACCAAACTCAGCCCGCACTTTCTCTAAGAACTCAGCAATCAATCGCGCTGTGGCACATTGATGACTGGCCACGAACCGTCTTGCTTCCTGATACAATGCAAACTCGCCATAGGTGACATGAGGCGTGATTTGCATGGTGAAGGGGCTGGACGGCACAAAGGCTGCAGGAGCCGCTTGGGGCGGGGCTGGAGGCTTGGGCAGCCCCTGACTCCATAGATCTCCCTCTGCTGCCCTACGACGCCTCAGGCCAGCCTCTGTGGACGTACCCGGATTCACATAAAGAGCCATTGCCGCTGGCACTTTGTCCCACGCAAAATCAGCAAGTCGTTTTGTGATCGTCTCAAATCCAACGAGCCCATAGAAGTTCCAGCCAACGTTATAGGCAAAACTCATTAAGGCTCCCTTTTGACCATCGTTCATTTTGTCCCAACCTGGAATGGTGCGCTTCAAGGTGGGCAGTACAAAGTTCTCTAGGGTATTGCTCAGCATGGCATCGGCTACGTTTTGCGTGATGCGGTCGCCTTTCTTGACTGGAGCACCATCGAAATGCTTTGTGTTGCCCCAGCCAATCGTCCACACCCCCACCCCATCGTCGTAAGCCTCAAGCTCACAACCCTCAAACTCCTGCACTAGCGCCAGCCCTTTAGCCGGGATAGTGGAGGGAGAAGGGTTGGGGGCTGTTTGCTTGCCAGCACTAGACCATGTGGCAAACCATGGCTGGCTCCTATCCATTGGATTAGGGGCGCCTTTAGCCAGCGCTTCATCAAGCTCTACAAGGGCTGCATCCTGAAGAGGCAGCCCCTTGTAGAACCGGACAATATCACGCACCAATACCCGAGACATCAGCGACGATACGGGGCGAACAGGGCTTTGGCAACAGCGATAATCAATTCCACTTGCGAATTGGGCTTGATCGGCAGCATTGCAATGATGGTTTCAATGGCGCCAACAATTACGGCACCAATGGCCATGTATTCAAGGGCAGTCATTAGAAAGACGCAACTACCAATAGCTTAGCGCTTAATCTCCAAGATTCGCACTCGATCTATTAGGTTATCAACGTCAACAGAATCAGCCTTGCCATCCACCTTGCCAGTTAAGGCGTCTACGAGCTTCGTGATTGTTTCGATTTGAGTGTTAATCCTGACTTGCTGTTGTCCCACAGCAATTAAAGTGCCGCCACTAGCCAGCAAAATGGCTGCTGTGACAGTGCTTGTCAAGGAGCTTAGCCATTCCTGCCATGACTTGTCGGTAGGGTCTGCCATTGCCGCATTTCCATTCCTCCATTCTATCTGAAAGTTGCCCTTTAACTTTGTTGTAGGCTAAGGGCAGTGGCGAGGATTCAATGGAAGTGGCCTACCACCCTGACGATTTGCTCAACAACTTGATTGAACTTCGTCCAGGTGATGCCCGTAAGCGATTCCGCAAAGCTATTTTTGACGACTATCCTTTGCGTGGTCCGTTGGGCCATTGCTGTTGCGCTTATTGCGGCAAGTGGAATGAAAAGCTAACGCTAGATCACGTCATTCCCAAAAGCAAAGGCGGTCCTCATTATTCTCGCTATAACCTTGTGCCTGCCTGTAATCGCTGCAATGTCATCAAGGCTAGTGATGATGTTTTGGAGTTTTGGCGCCCTCAGGAATGGTGGTCGGCTGAAAGGGAAGCCGTTTTGTTTCGATGGGTGATGGTTAATTCGTGGATGGCCGGACGGCTGGCGGAGGCAGATGATCTGCCTCCAGCGCAGCCACTAATCATTCCATTCCCTGTTCCGCCATTTGATCAATTAAGCGATTGAGATACCAACGCGCTTTTTCTGCATCTTGCCTTGGCTTGCCTTTATACCAAAGCCTTAGAAGGTACTTCAGGACTTGGCCGTGGAGGAAAGCCAGGTTGGCCAAGGGGGCGACTTTGATTGCATCTTCGATTGTGATAATTGCCTCTTGAGAGCCTTGCTTGTAGTGACTGGGATGATTAACGGGATCGCTCATGGAATCAGACGTTGATGGGGCTGTTGGCCACAAGGGCAAAAACGTGGGGGAACCGAGACGCGGCAAGTTCTGTGAGGGCTTTGGCATACTGTTGAATTTCGTACTGAGCACCATCTTCTTGACGTAGGGCAATGAAATGCAGCAGTGCTTGCAGGGAGCAAGTCCAAGTGAAACTTGTGTAGAGACATGCTGGCAGTACAGCGCGAGCCTGTTCTTTTGCTACCCCCATTTCAATGAGATTAACGTAGCTTTCAACAGCAATACCAACGGCACGACTATAAAGAGCACTCGCTTTGTGTTGCGCGTCGATTTCACCATTGCTTGCCTGCTTATTGTTTGTGGATTGAGCGCGAAACACCAATGGTGCATAGTATTCGTTGTCCTTTGCTTGACAGTAGCGAAAGCTTTTTTCGTTCCAGCCAAGTTGATCATCAACATAAGTGCAGGCAACAACGTGCTTCCACCATTGACGGGCAATGAATAGTGGTGCCTTAACATGAAAGCGCAAAACACTTCCTCGCAACGGGGAAGTGTGGTTATTGGTTAGAAGGAATGAAAGAAGCCCCTGCTCCTTTTCCCCAAAGTGTTGCGAATGGCGATCATAGCTTTGCTTGGCATCATTCACAATCGCCAAGTCGTCGCCCATTGCGTCTAGCAATTCCACTTTGCCAATGCCGTCCCCTAGCGGGAACCGCTGATCTCCCCTTTCACTAGCCATAAAGGCCGAATGCGTTGCAATGGCACGATAGCACTAATCCGCACTCCATTGCTCCATCTGACCGTGGCACAACGCCTATTCCCGTGTTTCTCCAGCCCTTCTAGCGTGCCTTCAATGGCAGTGGCCATCCATCCTGCGGCAGTCCACTTCACCATCACTACAGCCTCTCCTGGCGTCCACTGGTAGCCCTTGGGTGATGGCGGGAGGTAGTGGCGGCGGGCAATCCACCCATCCGGTTTCGGTCCCCCCGCATTATCCACATGCTCAATTCTGTAGCAATAATGTGCCCTTCTGTCTAGCCTAGTCGTGTAGACCAAGCGTTTCTCAATCGTCATGGCCTTTACGTTTCCCGTTGTGGCTAGTTACAATGGCCGCAAGCTTCTAATTACCATGGGTCCTTTTGATCACACCGTCGAACGCGAGTTTTCCTTGGCCGCAGCCAAGACCGCAGTGGATAATTGCACTGACTTTAACGGCTTGAAGCAAAAAACCAAGGATCTCGTTGATGCCTATGGCGCTTTGCAAACTGCTTTTCAAGGGCTGATGCTTGAAAACATCAGGTTTCGCCAGACGATTGAATCACAGGCTGCTGATCTAGCGGCGGCAGATGCTCTACTCCAGGAATGTGCTTCCCGGAACGGCTCAGGATGGTGGCGGCAATTAGCTCGTACCATCTTCGCTCGCTAACCATTCGTGGCGTAACCAAAAAGATTACCCATCCATCAGCAGATGCCAAGTTGTACTTAGTGGCATCACGCTCATAGCCCATTCCCTGTACGTGGCGGCCTCCCGTGTAGATGCCGCCTTGGATTTCAATTCCAACTTTGCTTTCTTCGTGGGCAAAGTCCAGGCGATAGCGACGGCTGCGTTTACTTTTCCTTAATCTTTGCGCATAGTCATCCTCCCATGTTGGAATGTCGTCAAACTCGCTCAGTAGAGGAATGTTAGGAAAGTTGTAAGTCCATGCGCCCCAAAACTTTCGCTCTAAAGAACTTGCCTTGCTAGGTAGTGTCGGAGAGTTTTGCCTGGGCACGGGCTGCAAATAACTTCTTGATAGTCTAAACAAAAAGAGGGCCAGAGGCCCTCAGTCATCACTTGCCTTCAGACCGTGGCTACCATCAGCGACTTTGCGCCCTGATACTGCCCCTCATACGGCTTTGCCACTTCTCCGCAATCGGCCATTACGATCTGGGCAATGCCTTCATTGGCCCAAATCCGGGCAAACATTGGCGTGGGGTTGACAATCGAAATCGTCAAGTGGCCACACCATCCCGGCTCGATGGGCGTGATATTGGCAATGATGCCAAGGCGGGCATAGGTGGACTTGCCGAAACCAAACGCCATGACGTGTGCGGGCATGGTAAATAGTTCCACAGAAGCCCCCAAAGCCGAACAATGGGGAGGCAGCCAGAAAAAGCTCCCTTCATCGGTGGTTTGCAGTTCTGCCGTGACTGGCTCAATCATGTGCCCAAGTTTGGGGCACAAAAACACCGGATAATCCTCCGGGGGCGTAAAGACAAGAAACCGCTCAGGGGACAACGTGATGTCATAGCCCGCTTGGCTCAGGCCAAAAGATACTGCCTTTTGCCCATTGTCATTCGTGCGCCGCTTCTCTCCATGGAAAGGAAAAAACACATCCTTGTCGTCCTGCAAGGCTTGCAGGGCTTTGTCGTTGTAGATCATGGTGAAGAATTAAAGACTTTGGACTTTGTGCTTAAACTCAACCCATTCGGGCTCATGCCAGCAGTGGCTGCCTTTGCGCATTTCGTCGTCCATTACATAGTCTTTGGCTTCCTGCAAGGACGAAAACCAGCGAACGCCATTCTCAAGGCTGTTGATCAATTCATCAATTTCGGCGTAAGTTCCGCAAGCCTGCAGAGCATCGCAAACACAGCATGATCCAAAGCTGAAAACTAAAAAGCCAAAGCCTTTAGCGTCGTCTTGAAGGATTGCAACTGTGTCGCCTTGGTATGATCCAATGTCTGCCTCTGTCAGGACTGTCCCAAAACTGTGGATGATCGGATAGTAGTCTGCTACGAAAGGAAACTCGCCGCGATGATTGCGAGGGTACAGGGCTTCTGCTCGACTCATGGTTTCTGTCATGGTGAAGGAATTGGGGAAAGGAGGGCCACTGCAATGCACAATGCAAGAAACAGCACTCCCACTACAAAACGGGCGGCTAGATCAAAAAACGTCGCTTTCGTCATTCACCCACATGGAGACATAGCCCTTGCCTTGGGTTGCATCCCGGTCTCCCTTGATTTTCACACTGCCAGTGTGAGAAGGGGAGTTGTCGCTACGACGCTCCCGAGCTTCCCAACAGGCGAAGTCTAGGCTGTAGCGACCACGCTCGTTAGGGCCTTTGGCTTTGAGCGCGTTGAGGAGTTCGGGCGTCAGGTCGATTGCGCCACTGTACGGAGGACGAGCCATTTTCTTGGTTGGTGAGAAAGTGCCTTGCGGCTCGCCAATCGTAGCCTATCCCCTGTCCATTGTCAAGGTGAAAGGCTGGCCGCCAGGGTAGTGTTCCCCAAAATACTGTACGGTACGCTGCCGTACAAGGCCGCCTAGGGCTATTAGCTCCCCTCCATCGGCTTCAATGATCTGCCGTGAAGGCTTACTGTTGGGATCTTCTGGGTCATAAACGGCAATCACGCATAATGCGCGATCAATCTCAATGTCATACATTTGCTCAATCGCTTGCGCATAGCCGCCAAGTTGTTGACGATAATCGGCCAGTTGATAATCCGGCTTTTCCTTGTAGGAAGTTTTCCAGTCAATCAGCACATATTGTCCGCGAATAATGGCAAGTTGGTCAAACGTGCCAGTGTAACCAAAGCCAGGGCCAAAGCCATAAGCAATAGCACTTTCAGCCAGTACGCATTGGTCAATGGTCAAGAGAAAGTCATAAATGGCATCAAAGTATGGGCGATACTTGGGACTTAATTCAAGTGCCGTTTCAATGTCTTGTTCATCAAAGAAGTCTTCAATGACTTTGTGCATCCAAGTGCCGCGATCAGCAGCCATTTTGGTGCGACGATTTGCCTCTTCCGCTCCTACTCGTTTGCGCCAATTCATCAGCGCCATGATCTTGCCCACTGGAGCAGTGGCAGACAAAACTGTAGTCATGCTGGGCAACACCCACCCCTCTGGGACTGAAGGCAGGCCAGGCGGCACGATGTAATGCCGCTTGCCATTGATGCTGATTCGATTGGGAGGGAAATGCTGAAGCATGGTCAAGACGGGAGTAGGTAAGCATAGCGGCCAGCATAATGGCTGGACACCCATCGTCCGTCAAAGGTTTTGATAATCTTATTGACCATGGATCTTAATTGACGTTTTTGCACGTTCCAGCTTAAGCCCACCCAGTATTCCCGCTTTGGTAATTTGAGCGCGTTGTAATCATCATGCAATAGCCAATGGGCCACCATTGTATCAATGATGAAAAGCGAACCAGGTTTAAGGCTTGCTTCCTTTGGCAAGTAGCGTATGTCGGAAACAAAATGATCTCCACACGCAATCGTCATGATGACAAAGTATAGACTACCCATGTGTGAATCATCATGCGGCGGGCAACTGTAGCACCCTAGAAGGTCCGGTATGACATTGTTGATTGCCAAGTCGTATTGGCGCCCCCCAAAAGTTAACTCAGTAGCGCGTCTTGGATAATTGCGCCTGTCAATGTCAGGTGCTTTGCATTGTGCGATTAGCATTGTTCTTCGGGGATGATGATGGTTCCGGCAAAGGCCCGCGCAAGGCGGGCCATGGTCAAGACGGGAGTAAGCAAGCATAGCGGCTATCACCAGACCAGCGCGTCCATTGACCATGGAATTGGTCCACTACTGCCTTTACGAAAGATTTGAGCCCATCAGCACTGCCACTGGGATCTTGTTTGGGCACTTCCCATTGAATGCCAAGCCAATATCCTCGGCGCCTAAATCTTGATGAGGACTCCGGTTCTTGATAAAGCCAGTGCAATTCTTCGGGATCAACAATCACTAAGTCTCCCTTTGCAAGGGCGTATTCTTTTGGATATGCGGTGGCATCCGAGAGTACATGGTGATAGCTTTGGGCTACAAGTGTAACAAACCAAAAAAGTTTGTAACCATCATCGCAGTGCGGGACTGCTTGGTAGCATCCGACCAGCTTCGCCTCTATGTTGTTCACAGTAAAATTGCCTGGCAGCAAGCCAGTCTCAATCTCCTCTTTGTTTTGATGGAGGCACCACACTTCCTCTATTCGTGGTACTTTGCAATGGTTAGCAATTAGCATTGGTCTTCGGGGATAATGATGGTTCCGGCAAAGGCCCGCGCAAGGCGGGCCGCTGCCACGATTACTTTTTTTCCTCTACGAATTTGGCAATAAAGGCAATCGCCTCTTGTGCGCCATTCTCTGCTTCAGCTTGCATTGCTTCCATTTGCTTGGTCATCGCAGCCTTTGTAATTTTGATGCCATTGTCCTTGACCCAGGTTGCCATCATTGTTTGACACAAAAGGCCAAACTGTTGGGGCGTTTTAAGGTCTACGGAAGTCTTCAGGCCCATTGTTTCCAATGCGCCCTTAGCCAAGACAATCACCGCTTGACGATCCATTCCAAAAATGCCAGCATTGGCAAGCGCAAGCGCTGCCGCACGGCCATCGAAAGGCGCACTGTCAGGCTGCTCACTGGTCTCGGCTGACCTTACGGACGCCGAAGCAGTAGCAGACTCTGGAGTGGAGGATACCTGAGTGGAATCATCGCGGGGAATGTCCTCCCCTGAATAGAGCTTCAAGCCCAATCCGGTGAACGTGGCGATTGTTTTTACTGTGGCACGCTGCACGTTGTCACTGATAGCCCTAGCATCCAAAGCCTGAATGGAGTTATGCTTGTTGTCCATGATTGGAAACACAAGCGCCGTTGTGCGCTTCACTCCATCGGTGATGAAAGGCCGAAGGATATAGGCGCCAGGCTCTCCAAATACGGGCCAGCCATTTTTACTCTCCTCAAACTGAACATACAGTCCAGGAAAATGCTCGTAGAAGTAGCGGAATGCAAAAGGCCACGACAGATAGGAAAGGCCCTTGTAGTTCTTTTCGACGTGCTCACCAATAGGAAGTTCGTATGCAGCCTTGAACTTTTCGTAGCTGATTTCCAAAGGTGCAAACAATCCCAAGGCGCGATCAGTCAAAGTGGCCAGAGCGGCATTTTGTTCATCAGTCATGATTCCAGTTTTCATTGCAAAGGACAAGCCCTTCATGGGCGGGAGTGGAGCGTAAAAGCCGCTCCAAGGTTTCGCTGCGGCTTAGGTCGGCACTAGCCGCCAGTGCGCATAGACGGGATAGGGCTGTGGGGGTTAAGGCAAAATGGATTTTGCGCTTAGGTTGGTCGTAAAGCATCAGCAGAACATCGGCAGGGGGGGGGATGGAGCCACCCCACAATAGGCCAACTGGCCCCACCTTTCCCGTTTTCGGCCATAAGGCTTGCTTATGAGCCGGGGATGACCAAGGCTGGCGCGAGGTGCGACAATGGCAAAGCGCATTCCATTGCCATGTCATTTTCAATCCTAGACCACTTGGACGCGCTGACTCCTGCCAAGGAAAGCGGAAAATACATTTGCCCAGCCTGTCAAGGCAACAATCTTTCCATCAATAAAACCACAGGCGCATATACTTGCTTCCAGGACCCTTCACCTAGCCACCGCGCAGAAATTCGCAATATCCTAGCTCCTATGGAACGATGGGAAAAGCCACGGCGACAATCAGGTTTTCACCAATTCCCTTACAAGAACAGGGCAGGCGAAACGATTGTTGTTGTCAACAGGAAAGACGATGGAGAAAATGACAGCAAACGCATCTGGCAAGATTTCCCTACCATCGACACCAATTCACCGTCAGCCAAGCTCCAACTTCAAGAGGCAAAAGCTACAATCCTGCCCTATCGCTATCACGAAGCCAAGGAAGTCAGCAATGAAAATGGCCTGCCAATCTTTATCGTTGAAGGAGAACTAAAGGCTGACGCCCTATGGGAGATTGGTCTACCAGCTATTAGCTTTCTTGGTGGTAGCAAGCAATATCGCAGTAATGGCGATTATTCCACCATCTTTCGTGACCATCGCCTCGTCCTGTGCCCTGATCGTGATGAGCCTGGAGTGGCCTTCATGCGGGAAGTTGAGGCTGACAATCCTGGTGCGCAATGGCTCTATGCCGATGGTGATTCGTGGGAGTGGGATAACCTCCCCAGTAAGAATGGCTATGACATTGGTGATTGGATTCAATCTGAAGGTGCAACAAAGGACGATTTGCTGTCCGCCATTGTCTCTAAAGGGCGCCACCACAATGCTGACGGCAAGCCAGGTTATGACGAAATTATCTCCTCCATTGAGGACTTTGTTGGCCTATTTGGCAATAACGATGCCCGCATTTACTACGAAACTGCAGCATGGCTAGAGCGCAAGGGCATCAAAATGCCGCAGCAAAACATTGATAAGCTCGTAGAAGAAGCCAAGGGACGAGTTCATGGTCGTGAAAACATTGAAACCATTGATGCCTTGACCATTGCCAATAACGATCAGTGCAGGGAATGGCTTATTGCTGGTATTGTGCCGCAGGGGACAGTAATGCTTTTGGCCGCTCAAGGAGGTTGCGGTAAAAGCAGTTTGCTTTACAACTGGGCCTTATGTATTGCACTAGGAAAACCATGGAGCAATAGACGATGCGCAAAGGGCAAGGTTTTGATTATCCAAAGTGATGAACCATTGGTAGACACTACAGAAAAACTTGCCGTTATTGGCTATGGCGATGCTGGGTTAGAGCCTGGCATGATTGGCTTTTGGGAAAACTGGCGCTTTGCTCACATCAAGCAACTGGAGGAGTTTATCCGCAAGAATCGTCCTAGTTTTGTAGTCATTGATAGCTTGACTTCCTGCCTGTCCGGCATGAACATTGACCTAACCAAAAGCTCTAGCGGAGACGTGATTTACGGCCTTCGTGATTTGGCCAATCAGTATCAATGCAGTATTGTTATCCTCCACCACTTGAATAAAAGTGGAGGGTTGCGTGATAGCAGCGCTTTCGTTGATAACGTGAGCGAAGTGATTAAGTTTAATCGGATGGAAGGTGGGTATGACAATAACCAGTTTACGATTGAATGGCTCAAGAGCCGCGCAGGACTAAGTGGTAAGCATATCCTGATTCGGGAGCCAATGAATTACGGTTGGCGCTATGGAGGGCCACTGGGAGGTAGTCTGGATGAACTAGAGGCAGTGGTCACGGCGTTGAGTACGAGGCGCAATGAAAGGCTGTCCTGCAGGCAAGTTGCGGCCATTATTGGCTCCTGGGACGTTGGTGGCACTCGCAAGATGCTAGAAGTCGCCAGGCGGCAGGGGCTAATCACTAGCTCATGGCAAACAGGCCCCAACGGAGAAAGGGATAGGCTTTATCAGGATTGGAGCTATTCGCCCTTTATCGAGAATCCAACTACAGAGACCAGCACAGAGCCGCAACCTGAGGACGACGATTTCTTCTAGGGACTAAGCAATGCCCCCTCACGGGGGCTTTATTATTGGAAAGGACTTCATTAGCACGCTAGGCATGGCCATCATTTACGACAACGGCTTTGGCAACAAAAAAGCCGAGGATCAAACCCCGGCTCAAGAGAACAATGGAGCAAAGCCTAGTTCCAACAATCAGACAGAAAAGGCTGCAGAAGGATTGTACGCTCGACCAGTGAAAGCGGCAGAGACAAAAGCCGAATAAGGCACCAGCGTTTGCGAATAGCGAACGCCTCGGAAGGTTTCATGGTTTCCTCGCTGAAGCAGGAATGATGCGGCACTCGGCTACGTACGTGGCGCCATATCTATTGCCAACCATGGCTTGCCGATTTAGCGCAGCTTGCAAGCTGCTGGAGTTCAGGATTGGGGTCTCAAAGGCGCTCGGTACCCCACCCCCATTGCTGTCATCGTCATCGACCACCATCACGTAGAACGCCTCTGCGCCAGAGAGGATTGCTGGGGGGATCTGGCTAGCTTTAGGGTCGCTGATCAGTTCAGCAAGGCGAACTGAAGTCAGTGCGCCGGGGACGCCGGGGGCTTCGCCATCGCTGGTGTACCAATAATCACCAATCAGCCACGAACCATTCGAGTCGCCATGTTTTACGACTCGCACCCTGCCATCCTCACAGCGCCAGACCTGGCCTATGGAGATGTCGGGGAACCGCCAGCCATGGCAGTGACGCCAGGGGGTGCCCAGTCCGACGTTAACACGGTGCATGTATGCCAACACGGTAGATTTAGGCGAAAGCTGAACTTTGACATCGTCGTTGTCATTCGCGTCCACCGGCAACGGCCGGCGGTCTGTGATCCACATGGAGTCTTGGTTATCAGTTGTCATGAGAAATGAAAAGAATAAGCGGCAGAGACAAAAGCCGAGTAAGGCATTGGCGTTTGCGAATAGCGAATACTTCGGGATTATTCATGGCTGTTGCGTGAGGAGAGGAATAATGCGGCATTCCGCAATGTAAGACACAGGATACTGTTGAGCCAGTTTAAGGCGCTGCTCCAGCGCGGCAGTCAGAGTGGTTGCCTCTGGAATGGGTGTTTCCCATACCAGTTTTTCCCCATCGAGATTATTGACTACCACCACGTAGAATGGTTCATCACCATTCACAATCGCTGGAGGAATGTGGGGTGCGGAAGAATTAGTAGTGGAAACATCAGACGATGGAACCGAAATAACGATTGGGCTGGACTTGGGGGTGGGCTCAGGGGAAGCAGGAGCAGCGTCACTAATCAGAGACACTAGCCGTAGATGACTGCCATCTTGCAGGGGCTCGCCATTGCCTTCGTAAAAAAAGCCATCTGCAACAAATAGTGTTTTACCCTGCTCAGTACACGTCCACTCTTCAAGTACCACATCCTTCCCGTCAGCCCTTTTCCAGGATTGCCCGGCAGCAAGCCAAGGCACCAGCAAAGAGACAAGATCATCTTCGTGATTGCCAGAGCCAAGAAGGCTCCAGCCATTTAGGTTATGCCAGTGCTTACCATAGAGATTTGTTAAAACACAAAACTCGTCGTCACGAGAAACAGAGAGAATCGTGCAAGTGTCGCCTTTCCTTGTGCGCCAAACTTGCCCAACTTGAAGACGGGGAAACTTGGCCATGGTCGAGTCAGTCATGGGGAATGAAGTAGTGGCAGGGTTCGGAGGATGATTGCCGCATGGTAGCGGCTTGGCTATTTCCATTGGCTCGTTGTTGCCAACGAGCGCAGTTTTGATGCCATGGACAGGAATGGTCCTGACATCGCGTGTAATCACGAGGTAGAATCATGTTGTCTTGCCTTAATGATGCGGCTGAAGATTGTGGCAATCAATCATTAGGAAGATCGACGACGCGAACCCATTGAAAGCCAGCGGTTGAGGTCCATGCCACGCCGTCCGTGTCAATGGCGATAAGGATTTCCTCGCCGTTGCTGACGTAGCCGTTGAGGCTTGCAAAGCGGCGGCGCGGCTGGGGCTCGGGCTCGGGCTCGGGCTCGGGCTCTTGCTTAGGCTGCACCGGCTCACCTGTATAGGCGTTAGTTGGGCGCCGGGAGGGGTCTGGATCTGGGAAGGTGATTGAGCGCGGATATTGGCCCCTGGGGATGAAATCCGGCTTTGGCGTCGCGTGCCCGCCGTTGCCGTTGCCGCGCTGAATGCGACCTTCATCAAAGGGGATGAGAGGATCAGTCATTTGCCGCCCCTTGGCAGTGGTGGCGTTCCACCACCTCCGTTGAGCCACCAGTGATCAAAGCCTCGCACAAGAAAATGGTCTGTTGTTTGGTCATAGAGTGTCTCCGGGGACCACCCGGAGTGGGAGAACTGGGGTTTGGGAAATGGCGGGCTTGGCAGTTGCGCAAGCGACGCCTCCAAAAGGTAGCCCCACCGCCCTCCATTGTCAAGCGCCCTCCAAAACAGTGGCCCTATTGACATGCGATATACGATGGGAACGGAACCGAGTGCTGTCCTGCAGGCTCCTTCCGCCTAAGGGCTTCTCGCCTAGGCTTCCTTGGCTGGCCCGTTTCGGCCATCGCCGTCAGGCGAACGAGCTAAAGGGCCTTATGAGTCTCTGCTAATTCTCTTGACTTCTCCTACGCTGTCTTGTAGATTTTGCTTGCCTCAGTGATTTCCCGTCCTCGCCAGCCCGATCAACTGCCTTCTCTTGTTCACAATGGGCAAGAAATTAGCGTGATTCGCCACTATGGCTTTTCAAGCAACGGAGCAACTCGGATGCTCTATGCCACTACCGATAGCAATGGCGAAAGGCACTGGAGGAGGAGTTACGAGGAAATTGTCCACTTCATCAACAAAAGCAATGACAGCAACACCCATGACCTCGGAGCAGTCAAAGGACTTGGAGTCCCTGATTAAGGAACTGAATGACATTAAGCTCAGGCAAAAAGCCCTAGAAGAGCGTGAGGTGCTTTGTAAGGCTGACATTCTTGGCGCACTACAAGCCATTGGTGAAACCAAGTTCGCATCCTCTTATGGTTCCGTGACACTGCAATCAAGGAGCAGTCGGCTGTACGGGTCGGAGGTGACGGAGGCCGAGGCCGCCTACAAGCGGCTGAAGGGCCTGGCTGATGACATGGGCGATTATGAGCAAAAGCCTGGCAAAACCAGCGTAGTGTTTCGCCCCCTTAGCGAAGATGCAATCTAAGGCTGATGCAAGGCTGTCTGCTATCATGGTGCCAAATTGCTGAATAGCGTCAGTCATGCAGCGTCGTCAATACGATCCCGGAGACCCAACACTGGAAGAAGCCGTTGATGTGCTCAAGAAAAACGGTTTCACGGAAAAGGAGATTCAGGAAATCCGGGATCTTCCCCATCGTAACAGTCGCCTCAATTATGGTCCGCTCAACATACACAAACGGCGGCTAATGGTTAATCAACTTGTTGCTGCATCATTCAGCAATGAGCAGATTAGCCAGATTCTGGTCATGAGCAAAGAAACTGTCAATGGTGATAGGGAATATGCACGAAAGCTCTATACGCAAAATATCCTACAAACTGCTGACCTTCATCGGGCTAGATTGCTACAAGAAAGCATTGACCTTAAGAATCAGGCACTAGCGGCTTTTCACGAAAGTAAGAAAAAGATTAAGACCACTACCAAGCGGAGCGGCGCCGAAGGAGGCGAAGACGAAGGAGGCGAAGACGAAGAGGTGGTAGTGACGGTAGAGGAGAGCGCTGGTGACGTTGGATTCCTTAACGTAGCCAAAAACCTTATTGCTGAGCAGGCTAGAATTGTTGGTCTTAACAACTTGCCCACGGCAGCAAAGGAGGAGAAAACTTATCAAGACTTCCTTAAAGACCTTTCTGCCACTTTGGCTAAGGCTGACGCTGATGCGGACGAGCAAAAGGCTAAAGAGCTTGCCATTGAAATCCAGTTCGCAGAGGCTGAAAACATTGGCCCTGAAGGCACTCAACTGTTGCCCAGTGCTATTGACGAAAAGCTCTAAAAGGAATACGATGGTTGGGCGCCACTGATGATAATGGATCATTCTGCCCCCTCCATTGCTTCCTATTTTCCTGCTGAATACAACGAACGGCAGCATACAGTGGTGATTCCGCGAGCATTGCATAGTGATGCCAAGGAAATTGGCCAAGAGAATCCATTGCCACACCCGGTATGGGGAAAGCTCTGTACCCGAGGGGAACAACTGGTGGTGTTAACCACTGACTTGTCTGACGTTGAGGAATTGGCTGATTTTGCGCTTGTTGAGTTGCATGAGCCGAGGAGGCAACCAAACAAATTACGGAAAGATGGATGTAAGGCCCTTTTGGATCGCTGCCATCGTGTTGCGGAATTGGAAGTGATTGGCTCTATTCATGTGCTGGCAAAGGCTTGGAGGCCATCCCCGCTGGTCGGAGCCAAGTTTGCCTATAAGGACGCCTAATAGCTCCGCTCCATCGAACCCAGTTGACACCTAGGCAAAATGGGGCCACAATGGGCTCAGGGCAAAAGCCCGGTTCCTTGCACTCTCCCCGTGATCTTCGCAGGCACTCGCAACGCTGACATCTTCGTCGGTACTGCCCAATCAGACCAGTTTTTCATCAATAACGTCGGTGACGTGATCACCGGAGGCAACAGCCAGGATCAGGTCAGTAGCTCGCTTTCGGATTACACCCTCGCTGCCGGACTGGGCAGCCTGGTGCTGCGCAGCGGCGCCATCAACGGCACCGGCAACGCCCTGACCAACAACATCGAAGGCAACGTGGGCGACAACATCCTTGACGGCGGTGCCGGCAATGATCTGATCCTCGGCGGTGCTGGCCGGGACACGTTCCTGTTCAGCCATGCCGGCCAGTCTCACGCTGACTCGCTGCAGGACTTTCAGGCTGGAGTCGATCGCATCGCCGTGCGTGGCTCGGCATTCGGACTGCTGCCCGGCCAGGCCTTCAGCTACGTCGAAGGATCTCGGGCGACCACGGCCCTGCCGACATTCCTGCGCCAGGGCACTGCTGGGTCTGCGCAGTCGATTTTCTTTGATCGAGACGGCACAGGTCCGGCGAAGGCACAACTGCTGTGCTCGTTCAGCCCGTTCGCTGGTAAGACGAGCGCCGCCGACTTCGCGATCCTCTGAGATCGCAGGCCCGCCCGGAGCCTATCCGGGCATTCCATTGATTTTCTCTCACCATGGAAAACATTGTCATCAACGGAGTGCAATACACTCCAGTTCAGAAGCACGGTTCCCGTGCGGTCATTGTTGTCGATCGCGGATGGATCTTCGCAGGTGACGTCACGCGCGGCGGTGGCAGGATCAAACTCAGCCGTTGCGTGTGGGTGTTCAAGTGGACATCGTGCGGCTTTGCGGCTGTCATCGAGGACCCATCAAAGGCCGACATCCGCCCTCACGCGGACATTGACATCCCGGCTGGCGCGGAGATTTTCTCTGTTCCAGTCAGCGACGACTGGGGGCTGAAGTGATTATCGGCTCCGGCGACGGCGACGGCTACGGCTACGGCGGCTACGGCTACGGCTACGGCTACGGCGGCTACGGCGGCGGCTACGGCTACGGCTACGGCGGCTACGGCGGCGGCTACGGCTACGGCTGCGGCGGCTACGGCTTCGGCGGCTACGGCTACGGCTACGGCTGCGGCTACGGCTACGGCTACGGCTACGGCTACGGCTTCGGCGACGGTTTCGGCGAAGGCCTCGGGACTCCATCGCCCCATCGGGCTAGGCGGCCATGACGGCCCGCCCGGAGCCTATCCGGGCATTCCTTTACATCTCCGAAAATGAACCCACAAGACCTAGATCGAGTTCTAACCCAGCACCACGCCTGGGTGAATTCAGGCGGCAGGGAGGGGGCCAGCGCCGACCTCAGCGACGCCAATCTGCGCGGGGCCAACCTGCACGGGGCCGACCTGAAAGGGGCCGACCTCAGCGACGCCAATCTGCGCGGGGCCAACCTGCACGGGGCCGACCTGAAAGGGGCCGACCTCAGCGACGCCAATCTGCGCGGGGCCAACCTGCACGGGGCCGACCTGAAAGGGGCCGACCTCAGCGACGCCAATCTGCACGGGGCCGACCTGAAAGGGGCCGACCTGCACGGGGCCAATCTGCGCGACGCCAACCTGCACGGGGCCAACCTGCGCGGGGCCAACCTGCGCGGGGCCGACCTGAAAGGGGCCAACCTGCGCTGGGCCAACCTGAAAGGGGCCAACCTGCGCTGGGCCGACCTGAAAGGGGCCGCTGGGATTCCTGTTGCCGTTGACAGTGGCGACCGCTTGCGGGAAGTCGCTGCAGTGGCGACGGCCAGCCATGACGGGCTCTATATGGACTTGTGGCATACGTGCCCAACAACGCATTGTATTGCTGGCTGGGCAATCCACTTGGCCGGCGAGCCAGGGCGGCTACTGGAGGAAATGCACGGCCCAGAACTAGCCGGGCGTATGCTGCTCGGCCATGAGGCCGCATTGCATTTCCATGATGACGACAACGATGCTCGCGCCTGGCTGCTTTCAGTGCTTAACAGTTGAACAGGCCCGCCCGGAGCCTATCCGGGCATTCCATTCCTTCGCACGACAGATCATGAACCTTCGAGAAATTCTCGCAAACGATGTAGGCGGGGCCGCAGGGCCAGGCGACTACTCTGACCTGGAAGACGACGACATGAGCCAGGTGCCGGTTGTGGATGACCACGATCGGCGGCTGAGAGAATTAGCCCAGGTTGTCCTGGCCTCGCCAGACCATCTTCAGATGGAATCCTGGCACTCCGATTGTGGCACAAGCCACTGTATTGCCGGCTGGGCGATTCGGCTAGCCGGGGAGGAGGGGGCCAGGCTGGCGGCACTCAATGACCCCGAGATAGCCGGTTACATCCTGCTGGGCCCCGAGGCCCACGGCTATTTCTACAGCAAGAAAGAGCATGCTATCGCCTGGCTGCAATCAGTGCTGGTTCGTCCCTGACCGGAGCCTATCCGGGCATCATTCGACAATCACCACTAGCTATCCCTGTTTTTGGTATGACACTTTCTGCTTTCTTGTTGTCTTACGGCTTCGCAACAGTCTTGACCATGGCCTTCGTGTTTGACTTTGAACACCACACCCCTCCAGTGGAGTGGTTGTCTTCATTTGCTGTTGGCCTTATCTGGTGGTTTTACTGGCCTTTCCAGGCTGGTGTTGTGCTTCGTATTGCTGCCAACAATCTCGGAGGCAAGAATCGTGGCTGAGCAAACATTGGAACCCTGCCCGTTCTGTGGCAGCACAGATCTGGGGCTGTCTCCAGGGTGGGTAACCTCGTACATTCTCTGCGAAACCTGCGGCGCCTATGGGCCAGACGGGGCTGACAGGCAGTCCGCCGCTGAACGGTGGAACAGGAGGGCGCAGCCATGACCCCCGAAGTTCGCGGCCTGATCAGCCGCATGGCTGAGCAGTTAGATCAATTCGTAAGGCAGGTAACGGACAATCGCTGCCTTCAAAGCGACCTCGCTACCGAGGCCCGCGCTTTCCTGGCCCAGCCGGAATGGCAGCCGATGGAGACTGCGCCGACTGATGGGACCCTGATTCTCGCCCACGACTATGACACCATTGCATGTGTGTTGTGGGACGGAGTGGAATGGGATGCCGATGGTATCTGCTTCTTTTCCGCTGGCTGGCAATACCTGCCGGAAATCCCGGAGGTGCCGCAATGACCCGCTCTGAACAGTGGGAAATGAGTGCAGATCAGAGGTTTTGCTTTGATCTGTTAGCAGATTGC